AGATTTTTTTTTCAGCCGAGGGTCAACTTTTCTTTCGCCGATAGCTATCACGAAAAGAAAAATCGAGCCGACGTCAGATTTTTTCCCCTTAGGATTGCCAAAAGTTCTTTCGCCGATAGCTATCGCGGAAAGAAAAGTTGAGCCGGCGCAAGGTTTTTATTCACAGTTTTCACCGAAAGCACTTAGAAAAAGCAATAGGTCGGCTGTAGTGACGGCACCATCTTCGTTTAAATCGGCGGGACAATTGTTAACATCCGCTTCATCTACACATCCATCTTGTAAACATTCTATGGTGCATTCACCGGAGGCATTACCGATTAAACCGAGTACGAATAGCGCGATACTAAAAAATCTCATATTATCAGTATTTTATCTTAGCTTAAGACTTAAGTAGTCCATTTTCATCAAATACTCGAAAGCGTCGCACATGATGTACATATGAGGATTTCAAATTGGATCTATATTAAGCACCTCACAATACTTTGACGGCAATGACCAAAGAATTCAGTCGCATTGATTTCGGCGTGCTGAGTCCTGCGGCCATACGTACCATGTCGTTGGTGGAGGTAACAACGAGCGAATTGTACGAGGACAATGTTCCATGTAAGGGAGGTCTGCGAGACCCGCGCTTCGGCGTCAACTCGCGCCACGGACGCTGCACCGCGTGCGGCAAAATGTGGTCCGGCTGCAGTGGCCACTTTGGCCACTACGAACTTCCACTTCCCTGCTATCACATTGGCTGGGTAGTCGAAGTGCTCTGGTGGTTGAGACGCACGTGCCACCACTGCGCCGCGGTCCATACTACCCCCGTCAAGAAATGTCAAACGTGCAACAATGCCCTGCCAAAGGTCACCAAGGTTGACGCAACGACCCTGAATATCAGCATTCCTGGGAAACCAACGCGTCAATTATTGGCCCCGGAAGCGCACGCGTGGCTATCGCGCATCTCTGACGAAGACGTGCTCCTGCACAATACGTCTGGGCGGGCCTTTCATCCGTCGTGGCTCGTTCTCACGGTGCTTCCGATTCCTCCGAATGCCGTACGACCTTCACCGACGCGCGACGGCGAAGAGGTTCGCGGTGAAGACGACCTGACGCGGAGACTTATCTACCTGCTACGCGTGGCCAAGTCCTGCAAGCAAGTCATCGACGCCGACGAAATTACGATTGTGCGCGAACATGCGGCCCAACGCGTGCAAGACGCCATACACATGTATTTGGACCAGACTCGCATGCCGTCCAAATACAAAAATAGTAAAAATTCACGGCAGAAATCTATTTCGGAACGCCTTCGCGGCAAGCAGGGACGCATCCGCGGTTCGTTGATGGGCAAACGATGCAACTACACGGCGCGTACCGTCATCACGGGCGACGCAATGATGGACATGCGGGACGTGGGTGTTCCAAAGCAAGTCGCGGAAACACTGACCGTGGTCGAACACGTCAATCGTTTTAATTATGATACGATACGCGAAATGGTCTCCAAGCAGGACCCACGCATTCGCTACGTCATCAACAAGGATGGCGTAAGGTTTGACCAACGCACCGTGCGTGGCCAAGCCGACGTGCAGGTCGGATGGTCCGTCGAACGCCAACTCCGCGACGGAGACCTGGTCCTTTTCAACCGCCAACCGTCCCTCCACAAAATGTCCATCATGTGCCATCGGGCGAAAATCATGACGGGAAAGACGTTTCGCCTCAATTTGACGTGTACGACGCCTTATAATGCCGATTTCGACGGTGACGAGATGAATTTGCACGCTTTGCAGACGTTTTCGAGCCGAGCTGACGCTCAGGAGCTCATGTCTGTGGCGAAGAACATCGTTTCTCCACAATCGAATCGGCCGGTGATGGGTATTGTGCAGGACTCTCTTTTGTCATCGTATATGATGACGGCGCCAGACGTCTTTTTGGACCGCGCTGAAATGTGCGACATTTGCATGTGGGTCGAGGGGGGCACGCTGCCCCCGCCTGCCATCGTGCACCCTCGCCAACTCTGGACGGGCCGCCAGTGCATGTCGATGTTGTTTCCGCCAGACATGCGCTGGCGCTCCGGCGATGTTGAGATTCGCGATGGCCAGCTCGTTTCCGGGCAACTCGGCAAGAAATATCTCGGCCGCGGCCATGGCTCCATTATTCACATGCTGTACAACGACTATGGGCCCGAACGCACCGTGCAGTTTATCAACGAATTGCAACGCATCAACCACGTCTGGTTTTCCACACAGGGGTTTTCGATAGGCATCGGCGACATGCGCATCTCCGATTCGACGGCCAAACGCGTGCGTCAAGAGTGTGCGACCATCGACACGGATGTCGCAAGACTCTACAAAGAACACGAAAACCCAGAGGCGCTTATCAATCAAACTCTGAACCAGACCCGCGACTCCATGGGATTGATTGCACAAAACGACATGTCCAAAGACAACTGCCTCGGCCTCATGGTCAAAAGTGGCTCAAAGGGGTCCATGGTCAACATCATGCAAATCACAGCCTGTGTCGGGCAGCAAAATTGCAGCGGTAAACGGATGCAGGCCACGCTCAAGGGACGTACACTGCCCATGTTTCGCCCGGGGGACATGTCGGCACGTTCCAAGGGGTTTGTCAAGCACTCGTACATTGACGGACTCACGCCAGACGAGTATTGGCACCACACGGTCGGCGGACGCGAAGGTCTCATTGATACGGCCGTCAAGACCTCGACGACTGGCTATATCCAAAGGCGCCTCGTCAAGTCCCTCGAGTCGCTGCACGTGGCCAACGACAAGTCTGTGCGCGACTCACAGCAGCGCATTATGCAGTTCGAGTACGGAGAAGACGGTCTCGACAGCATGCGTCACGAAATGGTCAAATTTCCGTTCGAAGACGTCGAATCGTCCGAAGCGCTCGCCACTGCGTACCAAACCTTGACAAACGAATGGGCGCAGATTCAAGCCGCCTATGAGGTGTGGAAACTCTCGACCGAGAACAAGTTTGAGCAGGGGTCAAAATGGGCCATTGTTGTCCCCGCACAACGCATCTTGGACAAATTTAAGGACGAAGGACACATGTCACTTTTAAATGCGCAAAACATCGTGCGTCCTTTGCTTGAAGATGTCGCCTCGAATCAATTGACACACGCATACGTGATTTCCGTGCTCGCATGCAAGCGTGTGGCGCCCATATGTTCACCAGAAGCATTGCAACAGGTCGTCGACGTGTTGCGCAAAAAATGGAGACAAGCGACCATTTCGCCCGGCGAGATGGTCGGCGTGCTCGCTGCGCAATCGATTGGGGAGCCCACGATGCAGATGACGCTCAATACGTTCCACTCTGCGGGGAACAGTGCGAAAAACGTCACACTGGGCGTGCCACGCTTTGAAGAGCTCATCAACGCGTCGTCAAAAATAAAAACGCCCTACTGTACCGTATTCACAAAGGCAGAAGAGCCCGAGCGTGCGTGGAAAATACAAACGGACATCCAGCGTACGTCGGTGCGCGACATTTTGAAAGAACATCGTTACGTGCGCCACGACGTGACGTCGGAAATCCAGGAATATTTAGCACTCCCCGATAATCAGCGGTGGTCCAACAAAAAGTCAAAACTTGTCATGCGCTGCGAGCTCGACCGAAAACAGATGGTTCAGCGCGACACCGACGTCTACCAAGTCGTGAATACGCTGCGGTCCATGACCATTAGCAAACACGTCGCGTTCGCATACGTCGACACAGTGGACAGTGCCCCCTTACTCTTTGCACGCAGTCGCAAACAAAATGTGCAAGAAGAGACTTTCTACACGCACATGAAACACGTGCTGGATGCCGTCGTGAAAGGAAGCAAACATTTCCCCCATCTCGTTCCCAAAGTCGTCGGTGGCAATTTTGCGTTCGACATTCAAGGAGCCGACATCAATTATCTATTAGGCGTCGAAGGCATCGAGCGCAACAATATAAAGTGCAATGATATATTTGCTATACAAAAAACGTACGGCATCGAAGCGGCACGCACTGCACTGCTGCGGGAAATACACAGTGTTCTCGGCGCCTACGGCATCTACGTGAACGTACGACACCATATGCTCATCGTCGACTGGATGACGTGGTCCGGTCACATCACAGCTCTCACTCGACACGGCGTCAAAAAAATGATGCACGGCATCACGCCGATAAAACGGGCAACTTTCGAGCAGCCCGTAGAAATTTTTCATCACGCAGCGTACAAAAACTTGTCCGACGACCTGTCGGGCATCTCGGAACAAATTCTTATGGGCAAAGAACCCAAAATTGGGTCTTGCTTTAACGAAGTCTACACAGACCCAACTTATCAAAAAACGTGGGATGCCGACGACTGGGTACCGGAATCTATGGACCAAGACGACGACCTATTTATGGACAATTGGATGCCCACAAGTGAATGGTCAGCACACACGACCTACGCGGCGGAATCGGCGTGGCAACAACCACCCGCGGCACCACAGGCGGCAGTACCGGCGTGGCAACAACCACAAGCGGCACCACAGGCGGCAGTACCGGCGTGGCAACAACCACAAGCGGCAGTACCGGCATGGCAACAACCACAAGCGGCAGTACCGGCGTGGCAACAACCACAAGCGGCACCACAGGCGGCAGTACCGGCATGGCAACAACCACAAGCGGCAGTACCGGCGTGGCAACAACCACAAGCGGCAGTATGGCAACAACCACAGGTGGTGCCGCCTCCAGAACAAAAACCATACGTTCCTCAGAGTCCAAACTATGCTCCGACATCGCCCGCATACAGTCCTACATCCCCGGCCTACAGCCCTGCATCGCCCGCCTACAGTCCGACATCGCCCGCGTACAGTCCGACATCGCCCGCCTACAGTCCGACATCGCCCGCGTACAGTCCGACATCGCTCGCCTACAGTCCGACATCGCCCGCATACAGTCCTGCATCCCCGGCGTACAGTCCGACATCCCCGGCGTACAGTCCGACATCCCCGGCGTACAGTCCGACATCCCCGGCGTACAGTCCGACATTAAAACGTGTACAGATATCACCACCTACGAAAAAACAAAAAATAGATATAAAACAGGGGGCGACGTCTCCATAAAGATGAAACAGGACGTTGACATGTGTGACAAAACTACGCGTGTCTGGACGTGTCGAGTTGGACTTTTAATCACGGTATGTGGTGTATTGTGTCTCATGATGTTTCAAATATGGACCTATTATTTCTCACTCGTGAGCGAAATGGACACATTGACATTTGCCACGCCCGAAGTGAAAGCCGTCGTCAAAACGTGCGTCAATGCTACGGGCGATGCGACTTTTTCTGGATGGAACGTGGACGATTGTCAACACTTATCGCCCGCAACTGCGTCTTGCACCCTTTACGAAAAACCAGACGCTCTTTTCGTCGACTACGCCGGTGGCAACGCACGGGTCAACGACACGGAGGTCTATTTCGACCTACCGTCGGCCGGCTGTGCTCTTCTCAAGGTGTGGCAACTTCCCTGGGGCGACAGTATTTAAATGCGACGCTTCGCAACATCATGAGTGGAAAAATCAGTTCGTTTGTGTTGGGTATTGTGACTGGTATTTATTTGAGTGCAGAGTATCCAGAAGACGTGGCTTTCGTAATGCCCAAGGTGCGAGAAGCGGTCAAAAAAGTAAAAACATTTATGAATGATTTGGAAAAAGAATCACAAAACAAAACTGAAGAGTAAACTATAAGTTTCATTATTTTTTTTTATCACATGTTTGTAGAGCGTCATAGTATATTGGGCGCGGAGGTCGTCACCATGCTTGGGCTTATCGCTGTTGTCATCGGCTGGGATAAGGTCTCCGCATTTGGGTGCATACCATCTTCCGTGATTGCAGTGTGTCTCGGCTTAATCACGGCGTGTTTGTGGCCCGGTGCCAGTGACATGCACTTTATCTCCGAACTTTTCCTGTACTTGCTGCTGCCGCCCATACTGTTGAACTCGGCCCTTCAGTTTCGTATCGAATCGTTGTGGCGCACGTGGCTGGCATCGTGTTTGTTTGCCTGGGTCGGCACGCTGTGTAGTATTTTGCTCATCGCGTGGGGTATATTGGTGTGGACGTCTGGCACGTCGATGGCGTTTTCTTATACCGAAGCGCTTCTCGTGGCGTCGTTTTTGGCCCCGACAGACACTGTCGCCACCATATCGTTGGCGTCGCATTTAGAGTTAGAGGACACGTACTTTCCGGAAGTGCTTGAGAACGAATCCGTCATGAACGATGCGATTTCCGTCGTGATGGTGCGTTTGTTTTCACACATGGCGACGAAGCACGAGTCGGTGAGCCGCTGGGTGACCATGGAGGCCATCGGTCTTACTGCACTGAACGGCGTACTGGCATCGTGCGTCGGGTTGGCCAGTGGGTGTCTTATTCGTCGCTGGCGTCCGCGCGCCATGACGTTTCACTTGGTGTCGGCCCTGTTTATTTATTCGTTGTGTGAGAGTTTCGACATCTCGGGCATTCTGGCGTTGTTCGTGTATGGGAGTTCTATTCGCAGCGTGGCGTCGGACGAGTTAAAAACGACCGTGTCAAGTCTGTCTGAAATCGTAGAGGCGTACGTCTACGTCATGCTTGGACTCGCCTGGCGCAATTACGACGGCGCCGAATGGGGCCTCTCGGTGCTCATTTTGCTGTCGTGTGTGGTGGCACGTGTGGTCGTAGTGTTCGCCATCGGGGCGTGTTTGCGCGCGTGCGGGCGGCGGCAGTGGACCACAAGAACGCTGTTGTTTTTCTCCATGTGTGGGGTTCGTGGTGCGATTTCTTTTGCGCTATGTATGGGCGTGACAGGAGATTATCTGACGTTTATTCGGTCGACGACATTTCTGGTGATTATTTGCACCATTGTCATCATGGGTAGTCTACAACGCTGTATGCATGCGATTTTATTAGAGCCACATAAAAATATGTTACCACATTAATTTTTCGTGTATGTTTTAAACGCTGCTGTATCCGCAAAGTGTACCCCCGACAGGCAAGCGTTCGCTTCGCCACTTTTTTTCTCACGTATCTTCTGCAACATTCTCTGCAATCTCTGACGCAGTCTGGGCGTGGCGTATTGTTCAAGAGCTTCCTGAAGAGCTTCACCGGCATTTCTGAGTGCCTGCATGCCCACATGATGCGCTACGCCACCCGGCGATTCGTAATTGCGCACGTGTGTATCGTACGCTTTAAGAAAGTCGTCGCGTCCCTTTTCGGCCGCCTCACCGAGGAGAAAAAAGACGTCTCCGTTGACCCACCCGTCGATGAAAAACTGTTTGAACTCGTCGTAATCGTCGCAACGCTCGTTTTCAAATTGTAGCTTTTGTTCGTCGGCGCGGTTTGTGTTTTGACCCTGGCCCATTTCCTGCGAATGGCGTGTATATTTATATGGTAAAATCACCGATGCGCACGTCGTCTCATTTTGGTTCTGTACTCGGAACTGGAGCCCGACTTGTCTTCATAATCGATAAATTTGCAGATGATGCCGTAAAACAGCGACGAAAAGGTCGCTTGTATTTCGGACCGCGACTTTGCGCCGGTAATGACAATTTTTCCCGACCGAAACAGTAAGAAAACGAGTTTGGGCGCCGTGGTTCGGAAGACGAGCCCCGGAAACAAATCGGGCTCGTACGACACGTAGGGCCCGTATGTGCGCGAGAGTTCCAGAAGCTTGAGCGTATGCGGAATTTCGGCCGAGGCCACAATATTTTGAATTTTGAAATCGCGAAAGCAGACAGGAATGCCGTGTTTTTGGAGCAGGCGCACGTACTTGCGGCTAGCGAGTCTGGACTCAATCTCGGTTTTGGCACCGGTGCACACCATGTTGCCCGAGGCAAACGCGAGGGCGGTGGTGCGCGGGTAGCGTATTCTTATTGTCGCGGCGGCAAATTTTTGCGGGTTGTACTCTACGAATGGTTTGTGGAGGGCGATGGAGCGCAGGTCCAAGTAGTCGATGCCGAGGTTGAAGGTGGCGACGACATTTTGGAGTTCAAAGGGTGGCAAGGCGACGCGCTTTGTGTCGCCCAGGTCGAGTGACGCCGCGTCGATTTGCTTTTTTTTGGCCTTGGGCCGTTTTCGTTTGCCAAGTTTGGGGGGCTCCATCTCTGTATCGTTCATGTGGACGGTCCACTACGGATCCCGGCCACATCCATTAAATAGTCGCGGTGAGAAAAAGGCGGGTATAAATGTGGACTTTTTCGCGGGTGAACATGTCCGACCCTGCGACATTCGAGTCGTTGTTTTCGAGCGTGTGGAACTCACTTGATGATATTCTTTTGAGTGTCGGTGTTTTTCTGATTATGCGCATTCTGACGCGCGTGCTCAAATACAGTTTGCACTCGTACTTTGAAACGTCCAAGTTTGTGGCCCAGTTGGTCGAGTTTTTTACGATGACTATCGTCGCTGTCTTTTTGTTGAGTCACCTGTGCAGTCCGGACGTGGTTCAGTCGCTATTTGGCGGGTTGTCCATCGGCGTCGGCTATGCCTTTCAACCGTACATCATTTCCTTTTTTACGGGCATGATGATACGCGCCGAGGGCATGATGGGTCCGCGCGACAAGGTGACTGTCCAGGGCCAAGACCACATGATTGACCATATTGGTATGTTTTACGTGCACATGGTGGACGGAACATATATTCCAAATACGGCGTTTCAAAGTAGTGGATTTCGCGTCGAAAAAAGAAAATGCGACGATTAATACTTTTTTAATATATAAAGGTAGATGCTTGCAGGTGACTTGATGTTTTTTGTCCGTCAATATTCGCAAGAGTGTGGCCTGCATGCGATTCAGAACATGTTTAAAAGTAGTGCCGTGACGCGCGCAGACATGCATGACGCGTGCCGTGCGATAGAAAAACGCACCGGCGATACGATTACAAACCACGAGTCGTACTCGGGCGACTGGTCCTGCAGTGCCGTGCTGGAGACGATTCGCGCGCGTGGATATACGGCCAAACGCGCTGTTCACGAGACGGCCAAGGACCGCGAGTGGAAAACGGACGACCTTCAGACATTGCTGCAAGATGACAGCTTTCGTGGCATCATTTTGCACCAGCCTTTTAACCACCACTTTACGTGTGTGCGTCCGGAGACCACCGGCGGAGAACGGCGCCTTTACTACGTCGACTCCATGGCGCGTGGTCCGATTCGCATCTCGCCCCGTCTCGTGACGCGGCGCTGCCTGTCAAAGGCGTACAGGTGGGAACCATACGTCGTGCACGGGCCTGAAATGGAGTACGTCGCGCCGACAAAAGTGCCGCGGGCCGTCATCGATACATACTGCTCGAGGCCCATCAAACGCTCTAAATTTACGCCGACGCAGGAGTTTCTGACTGCGTGGAGGAGTGCCAAAGCGCATACCAAGTAAGCCCCGCGACGGCGTACACGGCCCACTTTGGCGCGCGGTACGTGTCTTGTGGCGCGCGGCACAGCGGACATGTCGGAATGCGCTCGTAAAAAGTCACCTCCTTTTTACGCCACTTTTCCCAGCAAAAAGTGCAGATTTGGTGGTCACATTTTAAAGTAGATATTTTACGCCTATGCTTGTAACATATAGGACACTCAAACATGTTATATTTTTTCCATTAAATATTTATACTCCGATTTCCTTCCAGATGGGCTGGCTTGCCACGCCCATCGAACGACGTCGCAACTTATCTACCTTGGAACGCATCACTTCGAACGGCACACTCTTCTGGCGAAAACTCTCCAGTGTGTCCAAACACAGCTGCCAGTAGCCCGCGTCAAACGGAATGCGCCACATGCGCGTCAACAGCGGCGTCCACACCACGAAAAGGGTGTCCTTCACCTTTTGCGCCGCCATCTCCATGTGAATCTGCACCATGTAGTAGAACGCCGGCGACTTCCACTTTTTCAGCACCATTTTGCGCATTTCTTCCGGAGAGTTTTCTTTGCCCTCGCGCGAAAAGCGTCCGGGGCACTTGATTTCGACGTTGGCGTGCCATACGGGCGTCTCGCCGTCCTCTTCGGTGACAATGATGGCCCCGTCGGGCGAAGCGGCATAAACGTCGTCGATGGGCATGAGTGGGCAGTCAAAAAAGACTGAGTTGGGGATGTTGTCGACGATGGCCTGCACGGCCGTGTCCTCCTGGGTGCTTCCCCAGGCCATGCGCTTCTTGGACGTTTCGTCAAACTCTTCGCGCGTTTCGCCCGACCACAGTGACAAAATCTCATCCCAGTCGGATTCGGTTTTAAACTGGAAAAACAAATTGGACGGCTTGCTTCCCGTGATGCGCCCCTCGCGCTGGTCCAGCCACTCCTGCGTACCTTGTTCGGGGGCAGTCAGACCCTGATCTTTCAAAGTCCATATGCGACGCATAGTTGCCTATAAATATACCACTTGTATGTTGTGGCATGCATAATGGACCGGTCATATTCCCTGCATAGTCGCATTCCCACGGCCCTGGTGCAAAAGAAGAAGCGTCGCAAGCGCAAGTTCACCTACGTCGAAAATCGCACGCACGCGTCGTACCAATACAACTGCTACCACTGCGGCCACGTCGTCTACTTTCTGCCGGGGCACGAACTCGTATGTATCGCCTGTCATGGGCGCATCGTGACCAAACCCAGCAGCACCGCGAAACGAATCTTGGATGCGCGATAAGATCCAAAGAGATGACAGACATATTTCATCATCCTCATGAACCATGTCGTGTTGCAGCGCGTTCAGCCCTACCTCGACACCGTGTCGTTTACCCGCCTCATGCAGACGCGCAAGTCGGACTACTACCACGACGAGTACTGGCTCGATTTTGTGCAGCGACGCGTGCCGCAGCTCACCTGTCTGGATTCGCCCCGAAAGGCCGTCGCATTCCATTACATTATAACATGGTCCATGCGCCTGAACGAAACGCCACTGACGGTGGCCTGGTTTCAGGCGCTCGTCGACTGGTTACAATACAAATGTACGATACATTTAATACACAATACCATTTTTCGATATGACGGAGGGGTATTTGACAAACTTGTATTCGACCACTTAAAACCACCCCAGTGGATGCTCTGGGAACGTCTGCGGCACAAATATCATCGTCGCCGCAACGACCTATATAACCTTGAAAAACGATACGGTTATGCAGATTGGAGTCCACCTGCAAAGCGTCCATTGCTATGTTTCTAAAAAAGTGTTTGTTGTTTTCTTTCCCAGTGTATCTAGCGCGCCGCGCCGCATCACCATGCACAAAAAAGGCACCGGTTCCTTCACAGTGGCGTCCAGCACCGCCCCAACGGCACTCGTATGCATGATGTACGACACGCGCGTCAACGACAGTGGCCAAACCGTGACGCACCCGCTGGGGTCGGTGCTCTTGTCTTTAGACAAACCCCGCGTCGCGCATGCGACATTTAGAGACTACAGTGCGCAGCCGCCGTTAAAAATGGGAACAATAACGGTCGCGCTCGACGCGACGTTGCCCGTCTTGCGCATTGAAAATACGCGCATATTGCGCGACACCTACAGTGCGGCCGAAGCCAACCTCGCGTGGATTGGCGGATTCGGCAAACATGGACTGCCGCCCGTCGACGAGGGACTGCGACTCGTACACTCGCCCTACTACATCAATCACCTCGGCATGTGCCTGCCGTCGGGTGCCTTTTGCATGATTCGCACAGACTTTGACGGCCAGGAAGACGCCGCGACACAATCCCACAGAGAAAGACTACACGTGGCACTGTGTCGAAACATGATGACACCCGACGATTTCGTGCGCCACTGCGGCTCCCTCGAAGCCCGGCCGCTTAACAGACACCAGAGAGCGTGTCTCCAGGTCATTGCCGACGCTATCACGCTGCACGCGCGCGTCACCATACGATACACTGCCGACACCAAAATTACGTCCAAACTCGAAAGCACGGAACGCTGGGAAATACCCCGCGAGCCCAGCGAAGACGGCGGCCAGACCTACAACGGCGACTGCGAAGACTACGCGCGCGAAATATACCAACAAGTGCGCGAAATAGACCAACTCGTCGCACCCAAGTGGAATGGTACGCCACTCGAATCCATGGCCGCGGTGCTCCAAATGTACGTACCGACCATTGAACAGGGTGCCGTGGCGTCTTTTGCCCACACGAAATACATCACGTACGCCGCCAAATACCGCAACCACATCTGGGGCGCGCTCCATCCGCGGCACGCTTGGCTCACAAACGTGGAAATCACGTCGGGACAGCAAGACATGCTCGAACAAGGCATGCGTCGTCTGTACGACAAGTGGCCCAAACACCCGTGCGAACCGTTTTTGCCGCTTCTTCACCTCGAAGGCACCGGCGACGTTTTGCCCGTCGTGCTTCCGCGCGTTCCCAAAACGGTGGCCAAATTGCAAGAGGCCAAGTGGGCTCTTGAGACCACACACCCGGAACTGAAACGCATGACGTCCACCGACATGAGCATGCAAATGCACCACGCGTCTGCGTTTTACAAATTTGCGGTGGCCTGCATGACCGATGTCTTTTCCGAGTGTGGATGGCTCGACTACACGTACGTGTCGGACACCAAATACGGTGCACCGTTTGCGCAATGGGTCCTGGGGGAAGCGCGAATGCGACCCTCGGCCTCGCACAGTCACGACACCATGGCCAACATACGGAAAATCATCACCGTAGAACGACCGATACGTCCACTGCTGACCACGTCACTGTGCCTGCAAGCACCGCGGCCCTTTAAGCGCTTTGTACGCTACGGTCAAAAGACACCGATAGAAAAGATACACACGAATCGAGACACACAACTGGCCACTTACAAAATACACGATTGTACATGGTATGAAATTTACTTTAAAGTTTAATTTAACGGGGGTATTGTGTAAATCCCATGCGAATCTTATCAATGGGGTCCACTCCTTCGCGCTGCATCACGTGCTCCATACGCTGCACGCTGGCAAGTTCGGCCGCGAGCTTGACTCCGGCCTCTTTGACGCTCTCGTCCACGTACTCCAAAAGGTCCTTGCCAAACACGAGCAGTGGTGAATCTTGCAGCTCGACGCCCTTGGGTGCCCCAAAGTAACGGTCTTCCGGTTTCTTTTTAACTTGCATCGTGGCTCCACTTTTTCGCGTAAAGTAGCTTCCAAGGCCGGTGCACGATTTAAAGTCGGTCACCTTGGCCGGCGGCAAAGGGACGACCTTGCCGCCTTCCTCCACCTTGCCGCCTTCCTCCTTGTAGGGCGCGCGCACTTCTTTTGTCTTCCTGTCTTTGCTGAAGATGTTGTGGTTGATAAGCTCGTCCTGCGTGAATGGAGCCGCCACACTGAGCGGAACGAGACCGTACGCGGCGTGGAGAAGCCCAGACACTTCCTGGTCGTGTTCCACCCCCCACGTGTCGCCGTAGCGGCCCAAGTCTGGATTTCCGCCCAGAGTTTCGGTGACAAAGGTGCGAATAAACGCGGCGCCCGACCCATCTGTCCACTCGCCGTCCATTGCCTCATTGAAGGCAGGCTTGAACTTGAGCTCGCGGGTCGTCTTACCTTCTTTGGTGGTGACCTCCATTTTGAAGTGCGGGTTGTACTCGAGGTATGCGCTCTGCCATGCGGTGACCGCCTCAACGCCGAGCTTCGAAAGCATGTCATCCGTTGCTTTGAACAAATACTTTTCAGTCACTTTGCCCCCGCGTTCCGAACGCGCGACGAGCACAGGTTCTCCGAGGCAAAAGTCAGCGCGAAAAACCGCTTTTTCAAGCAGTGCGACCACCCGTTCGTCGACCCACTTGAGACCTTTGGGCGAACAAAACATCTGGCCATTTTCGTACTTGACGACCAGAGCCTGGGCCAATGGACTCTCCTCGACGCGCTCGTCCAGAATTTGGATGATAGGGAGCTTACTACGGCCCAGGTCGACACCCACGGGCAGAAGATGGAAGAAGCTTTTTTCATGGCCTGATTTGGGTTGCTTCAAGTACTCTTCCCAGAGAAGTTTTAGGGCCATGTACAGGGCATATGCGGCTTTACCGCCGTCTTCGGGCGCGCTGACAGCGGCAGGCGACGCGGAAGCGGTGCCCGAGTCTGTACGCGCACGCTTGGACTCCGGTTGGGACTCTTCCTTGGACTCCGGTTGGGACTCTTTCTTGGACTCCGGCTTGGTGAACGTTTTCATGGTGGGGGTGGACATGGTGCGTGCTGGTGTGTGTGTGTGTGGTTATACAGGTAATTTCTTATGACCAACTTATGTCTATTTTTTTTAGAATTTTCTATTCAAAATAGAGACCCTAATCTATGGAGCAATGGGGGTCGGAGCCACACAATTGATGCAAGATATCCATACCTGATTCAATCTCGGGCAGCATTTTTCCGAGAATTTTCAGGGTCTGGCGCATTTCGGGCATGACGACATTGACGTCTTGCATGGTCGTGCGCACTTCGGTCGTTATCGGTGCCAAATCCGCGAGTGTTGTTGCGGCACGTGACGCCACGACCAACATAATCACTACCTGTATCAACACGAAACATAAAGTCGCCGCGATGCAAGATGGAAAGATGTATCGTCGCCACGTCGGCGGGTCGTCCGGACCATCCAGTAGACGGAACTCCATTTATTTTACAACGTTGCTTTAAATATAAAAGTTGGATTCAATTCGAATGGATTATTTACAGGCGTTATCCACGCAAAAAATGCATCTCATTCTCGCCGTGACCAAAGACAACGTCATCGCCGTCGACGGTCAACTGCCGTTCCATATTCCGCACGACCTCCGGTGGTTTCGCATGAACACGTACGGATGCGCCGTCATCATGGGGCGCAAAACCTGGGATTCGCTGCCCGTCCGCCCCCTACCGGGGCGTCTCAACATCGTCCTGAGCCGCACGCCCCAGCGGTCGCAAGACCGCAACGTACGTTGGGTCACGTCCATGAAAGACGCAGTGGCCTACGCCTACCGAAAGCGTAGAATGCCCGTGTGCATCGGAGGTCGCGAAATATACAATTTGGCGATGCCCTACGTCAAACGCATCATTATCACGCGAATTCACGCCGCCGCACCGGCGGGAAAACAGCACGTGCGCATGCAGTGCTCGGGTCGCTGCGTCTGGAGGTCGCGCACCTTTCAGCACGGCGACCTGCCCTACCACTTCGAACTGCTCACAGTATAAAGGCGACCCTTATGTTAGGAATATGGTAAGAATCGTCGGGTTGGACCCCGGGTTGCGAAACATGGGTTGGAGTGTCTTTGATACGGAGAAGGGCGAGTTTGCCAGTTTTGGCGTCTACGACATGATGAAGGGCCAGCCCAAGTCGATGAAGACCAAGTACGAGGAGCTCGTCTACGCCTTTTGCCAGAACAGCCAGGAAGTGCTGCAGACGGCCGACGTCATCTGCATCGAGCGGCAAATGGTGGCGAAATTCAAGCAGATTGCCACGGCGTTGCGCTGCTTCAACTGGGAAACGGCCGTGCTCGTGGCGCCGCGGTCTATGCGCGTGCATTTTGGAATTTCGACGGGTGCCTATCGCACCAACAAAAAGGCGTCCATCGACATTATTCCCAAACTGGCCATCTCGCAGCGCAACAAGGATTGGTTTCGTTTGCTGGCCAAGGCCAAAAAAGACGACATCGCCGACGCCATGCTGCTGGCGCTCTACTGGGCCGAGGCCAAAATCGCCAAAAAGAGAAAGAAGCGCGCCGCGGCCCCTAAAAAAAATAAAAAAAGACGTTTAACTTGAAATTAAAAATCAATCGTATATAAACTTGATATTCACCCACAGATGTTGAGCCTCGTCAATCTCGAGTTTCGCTGCGAAGAGAAAAATGACGTGTGGACTACCTTGGAGCCGTTTAAAAAATTCAAAACGTGTCTCGAGCAGCAAATATTCGGTTACAACGCGCTTATACAAGACTGTAAAGACCTAGACGAATCCGAACTTCGTTTTTTTCAAGAACTGGACGACGATGTCGACATTGCACTTATGTGCGGCCTACTCGTCGACAAGGGAGCCTTTAATGTCATCATCCACGGTCTGGAAGACGACCTTGGAAACTGCTACGAAAATGGAGACCACGCCGCGGACGAGGACGGCCCCACTGCGTATAGTGTGGAGATTATCGTCGCATATGAACACGACGACGATGACCCAGACGACGAGAATGCACTTCACTTGATTGACTTGAGCGTCGATTACCCGGGGTTGCTGTACTTTCTACAGCACAAAGATGAGCACGACGCGTTGGCACGCAAGCAAGCGTATTCCGACGCCGTGACAAGAGACAAATCCTTTCTCATCAAACGCTATTTACAAGATATTGGCGAACTTGAACCGACGGTATACAGGTGTTACGTGTCAAAATCATAAAACAGTTTTATTTTTTACAAAGACGTTTATGTATTTTCCAATGTTTTTTCTGGCACTCCCTGGAGCAGTACCCGACGCGTCGACACTTGCCGCACAAATAAATACCATTGCGAGGACACCCCTCCGACTGGCACTGTTGCTTTTCCATACACACTATTGGCCCTGCGTCGCGGGCGTGCACTTTGTAGTAAGTCGCGTGTTTCAATCCTCGCAGCCGAACGCGGCGCGACTCCTTGTATGTAATGTATCCTCGCGCGATGTGGACAGTTTTTGGCAGCAGCGTTTGAAGCAGGTCGACGCATGCCAAAGGGATAAGCCAGCAGCAAATGACGGCGTCGAACAGTGTCGACCTGGACCCGTGCAGTCTGAAAATCTGGTACTGGTGACCCTTTCCCGAATTCGGTGGAAAACATCGATTTTCGAGCTTTCCCATGGTATCGTTAAATATGCGCATCGTGGGGTTGTCCCTTTCGTCGTTCCGGAGCATGAAAACGGCAACTTGCGGGCACGTGGCAAACCATTTTTTGGCGTTCGGCGTCAGTATATTTCTCCAGTTGTGCATGTACGTCGTCGTGTTAAACACGCGCTTGCTCGTGAACGAGTACAGTTTCTGGCTCATGGCGTCGTTGCTGTATCCACTGTTGAGAGGGCACGTGAGAGCATCACCGGGATTTAAATCCGCGGTCGCGATGACCATGATACCCGGCGTGGTCAGGTCGCGCTTCGGCGGATTGTATCCCACAGACGAGGCACCGTTCTCGTACGTCGTCAGCAGCGTGCACAGTGTGCCTGGGTCGTGGATCATGGCGTCGTCCAAATATATCTTTAACACTTTGCAGTTGGGCTCCGCGTCCTCCCCTATGAACACCATGGACGGCGATATGCCGAAGAAATCGCGTTCGACTACGGCTCTTTCCTCGTAGATAACGAGCCCCTTCTCCGCCATTCTCGAGTACCCGGCAAAGCTCACGAGTTTGACGGCCGCGTCTTTTGTGTGGCCGCACGTGATCATGAGCTGCTGCACCAAGCGCAGTTCCTCGGCGTCCAAAAGGTCGTCGCTCCGCGTGTCGGCGATGTCCTTTTGACGCGAGGCATACGTGTCGCACAAGCCCGGCACCGCGGGATGACTCACAAGAGCCTGCCACGTGGGAGCATGCGCTTGCATCTTTTCCAGGTATGCGACGCTTCCGCGCGGAACGGCACGCGTGACGACCACCTGACCGTCAACATACATCATCGTCGCAAACCATACTGTACCAGCACACAACTCTCACACAAGTTCACACAGGTTCACACAACTCTCACACAACTCTCACACAGGTTCACACAAGTTCGCTCGTAAAGTTTTATACAATGTATGTTAAACTACGTAGATTTTCACTATAAACTCTATTGAAACATGCGTGACGTACGGTATGTGGAGGCTCGTGTTGATTCTTGCGCTTGCCTCGGCGCGATACTTTAGCGTTTCAGATACAGTGACCATGATGGACTGGACCGAGGATACCCTTCCGAGATATGCCGCAATGATGCGCTGGTCGCAAACCTCTTTTGGAGGCACCGTTCCCATCCACAGCGACGTTGTCGACGAGGGGCGGCACGGCCCCGTGAATGCCGCACTAACGCCCATCTATGACGCGCTCGGCGTCGGAGTCTCCGGGCCCTCGGCGTCGGAGTCTCCGGGCCCTTCTTCACCGGTTCCATCGACCGATTCGTGCAGGAATTTGTGTACTTGCACGAAATTGGTCATGCCAGTACCGAACATGTGCTGGCTCAGTTCCTTCCGGACGTCCAGCGCGCCATGCACGGGCGTCCGGAGGCCTGCATTGCGCCCGTACTCAGCGGGGCGACCGTCGAAGTGTTGGCTGACCTGTCTGCTGCTTGCTATATGGCCCTACAGCCGTGTTTCGATGCGAGCTCCGTGAAAACGGCGCTGAAAAACGGCGTGTTCGACACGGGATGGTCTGGACACCATCCTCCGGGCCATCAACGCGTCAAGTACATCGATACGCTGTGGCGGAATCTCGCAGGGCGAAAGACGCTCGATTTTGTCGAAGATTGTGTGCCTCTCATGAGAGAGCAGCTGATGCACTTGGACGAACAGTCTCGTGATTTTGACCCCTCGGGATTTTGCGCATGAGATTTTTTTTTCAGCCGAGGTGTCAAAAGTTCTTTCGCCGATAGAAAAAATCTCTTTCGCGAATAGAAAAGTTCAGCCCCGCGATATTTTTTTTTTCCAGCCGGTGTCAAAATCTCTTTCGCGAATAGAAAAAATCTCTTTCGCGAATAGAAAAGTTCAGCCCCGCGATATTTTTTTTTTTCAGCCGGTGTCAAAATCTCTTTCGCGAATAGAAAAAATCTCTTTCGCGAATAGAAAAGTTCAGCCCCGAGATATTTTTTTTTTCGGAGTTGGCCGTTTGGCGCGCTGGCGCTGCTGAAGACCACTCTTGAGCATTTGTATATCGCGCTGCATGTCGCGCAGTGTCGCCCCCTGTGCCTCCACGACGTATGCATAGGCCTCGACTGTAGCGTCAATCACCTCTAAACGCACGCGAAGTTCTCCCAAATCGAACGCAGACGTGTTGGCGCCCTGATGAAGACGTTGAATGTGTTGAAAATGTTGAAACAGACAGTACATGACCATAAAAAATGCGATAAAATGTGTAGACATGGTGCACATGTCAAGACCTGATTAAATAGTCACGTGAGTAAAGTTTTACACTATATAAATCCCTTCTTTGTCCATAAATGATTTCCTGTAAACTCAAAAGTCCCGTGTGGCGTCACGTATTATTGTATGTTCTTGTCGTGGGTGTGATGGCGATTACGATTGCGGCGGGTGTCGGGCGCGAGCGCCAGTCCGTCGCAGAGCCCAAGCTGCGCTACAGCACGAAATGGCCTCTCAAGTTTGCCCGTGGCAAGCCCGTGTCTACCCCCATCCTGTACTGTGGCACGGAAGGCAGTGGTCGCGGCTACTACACGGTGGGCGGTGGATTTACACCGTACGACGCCAACGCGGACGACCTGTGCAGTCTGATTCCCGAGTACAACTACACGTCGTCGGTGGGAATTGCCATTTTCAGTGTCGTGGCCGTGGCACTGTTCGGCCTGCGTTGGCTGCTAAAGTCGGACAAAACCGCGGCAAAGCGTTTCGTCGTTGCTCTTATTGTGTTGGGGGCGCGCTACTATTATTTTTCGCAGACGGACGAGCCTGCGGGAGCCCTGTTCGACAAATCTGACCACGCGTTGGTCATCGCCACGCTTGTGTGGCTGTTCGCGTGGGATGCCATGGTGACGGTGCAGACGCACGTTCGCGAGGGCCGTGCAAAGGTCGCCAATGCGGTGCTGACGCTGGTGGTCGCGATGGGAATTGGGTTGGCGTTGTTGATATCGCTGTCGGTCACGGCGGGAGTGTTCCACACGGCGGACGAAATGTGGGCCGGTTGGCGTGATGCGGTGTACTTTTTGGTGGCCGCGGGTCTTCTGGCGGCACTGAGTGAGTACAACATGGAGTTGGAGGCCACGGCCTACCAGCCTGTCAACACGGACGACGGAGAGAGCACGACAACGACGTACAAATTAAAGTTGAAAGCCGCAGCGCTGGAAGAGGGGTCTTTGGTTTTCTAAGTATAAATGCGCGGCGCATTCGTCAAACATGCAGCGCCGTTGGACACTGCCTGGCTTGCGTTTTATGCGCACGCACGTGTCGACCTGGTCGGACGAGTACGGGCGTTTGTGGCTCTTTCAGCAGAGTTTCAAGCCGACGGCCCAGGTGGCGTCTTTGTTAGATTCTGGCACAGTGGACGGGCATCTTGTGTTCATGCACGCGCCCGACGCGCGTCACCCGCTTCAGTTGGGTTCGACGGTGCGTTTGACGCGGGGCGATACGTCGCTCACTGTGGAAGTGACGCGCGTGTTGGACAGCGTGGGGTCGAGGTCTGGATTTAAATTTCTACTGATTGTAGTATAAATGAGTTTTTCTTGATGTAACTATGACGCGTTGGCGTTACTATGTAATATGGGCCCTTTTCGGGATGTGTGTTTTGTTTCAACTTCGCAACTTGAAGCGCTATCGTGTGGAGCGCGCGCGCAAGCACAGCGAGGCGGCGACGTATTTGGAGAGCGACGTGTGTTCGGACCCCATCACGCGCGGCCAGCTGGGTACGTTTCATTTGTGCGAGCAGGCGGAGCAAATTGTCAACGAGGCGCCGACGGTGTCTGCCCTGTATGATTTATTGGATGATTGGTATCCGTGTGGGCACGGTCGTTGTGACGCCGTGCGTGATTGGGTGCACGCCAATGTGTACATTTTGGTCATCGCGGTGGGTCTTTTTGGCTACTTGCTGTACATCAAGTACATGGACTACCGTAAGATGGAACTGTTTGCGCGCATGACACTTCCGCGCGAGTTGGCGTTGGCGACCCCCCAGCATGTCGATTAGGAGTATATAAATCGTCATCGCCATGAGCAAAGATGGAGCAGTATGAGAATCACACCATAAAGTTCCAGGACCAAGAGCCACAAAAGTTCGAGCCTGCGGAAGGTATTTCGAGCGACGGGACAAAGGTGGACGTGGTCAACGACCCTGCGAGTACATTGCAGCAGCGTGCGCGCGATTTGAAGCCGCCATGGGCCGCTGCGGAGCCGACGCCGGCGCAAGTGAATTGGACGTTGTTACATCGTCAAAAGGTGGAGGAGATGCGCGATGACCCTGGGTATCAGTTTATCATGAAGGTGTCGGCATTTGCGAACCGTGGCATACGTTCGATGACGATGGTTCCGGGCGGCGGTGGAAAGAAGGGTGCGATACCGGAGCCGTTGAGTAATGCGTACACGGGGCCCGTTCCGCCGGCGAACGACGACGACCGCGACAACTGGCACCAGTCGGCGGACCAGTACAAGTGGATGTCTGCGCCCGAGGTGTCTGGCGTGGTGCACGTCTCTGCGGCGTTGTATGGCCATATCAAGGAGGCGCAAGATATTTTGGAGCGCGTGACGGGCCAGCGTGTCGTGTTGAAGGGTTTGGTGGAGGGCCCGTTGTCGACGTTGTTTGCGCGCTTGGTGGCGTTGCGTTTGCATTTGTCGCAGTTTTTATCTGGCGTGAATTACCAGTTGGACGCGACGTATCGTCGTTTGCACCGTGAGCAGCATATGGTGCTTCGGTCGTTTCGTTGCGAGTTGCAGCAAGGGTCTGTGCGCGTGCCGTATGGCATCTGGTTGAAAGACCACGCGCATCGAAATCGCGGATGGGTGAACGGTACAAAACATAAACTAGCCTATCAAGGACTGTATTGATACAAAAAATAAATTACGTTTATTTTAGAAGAAACTCGAATACTTCGTGTGGGAGACGCAGACGTCCTTGTTTGACGACTTTGGAGTTGAATAGTTCAAATTTGGGAAAGGCCTTCTGCACGGCCTCGATATTGTTCATGAGTTTCGCGGTCACTTCGTGCTGCATGGTCAGCGGGGTGGCGATGTATTTCTTGGCATTTGCCACGTGCTCGGACGTCGGGGTGATTTTGAAAAGGTCTTCGGCGCTCAACTTGTCCGAAATGGTATCGGAGGCAGAGAAGCGTGCTAATTTCATGGCCAATGTGTTCTTGAGAGAGATTCCGTATTCGTTCTCCATGTCGCGCACCATTTCTGCGCGCACGGCCGGCGGGCGCATGACCTGTGTGTTGAAGGTGAGTTTTCCGGACCAGACGCATGTTTTTTCGATGCGTGCGCAGTTTTGCGGTGTCAGTTCATTCCAATTGTAAAAATTCACAGAGGTTCCCATGGTGGCGGGGAAGAACATTTTTTGGTCGTCGATGGCGTTGTACATGCGGTATCCTCCGAGGGAAGAGGCGTGCATGAGTACGTTTTTGCTCTCTCCGACTTTGACGGCATGGTTCAAAAAGTAAATGTTCCTAGAGTCGGTAAGGACATCATTGACGGTGTCGCTGTAGTCGAGTGTTGCCCCGGGGCTGACGGCTTCGGCGACGAGCTGGCGCATGTTCTTGGTCTTGTCCGGAACCGAGTAGATTTCGCCGAAACGCGTGCGTTTCCACTGTGTGGCGACGTCGCCGGCGGTCGTGGACGAGTTGAGCCATTTGGCGTGTAAAGAGGCGAGAAGGGCGTCGGCGTTGGTATCCACGACGAGGTGGCGCTGCTCCTGCTGGCATCCGAATTCGTCGGGCTTGGAGGTGACGTACTCGCCAAACTTGCAGTTGGTGTCGGAAATAAACGGTGTGCTTTCACTAGTGCTCTGGTCGACCTGCTTGTACTGACAGATGGCTTTCATGGCGTCTTTCTGCACCGCGGCGGCCGTGGTGAAGACGGAGCGTCCCTGACCGATGGAGGGGTGGAACCACGCAGCATCTTCGGGTTTGAGCTCAAAGCTCTTTTTGACACACACGACAAGCCCGGTGACAACGGTTTGTCCGTCGCGACGCAGGGTCGATTCGTTATCGATGCTAAAGTTTGAAAGTACCTTGACGGAGACGACGTGTTCTGCGCGCGTCTCTAGGATTTTCAGCACATCGCGGAGTGCTTCCTGGGTACGGGGTTCTTCCGTGACCATGTTCGATTGCTCAATGGTAATACTCGCAGCCATTTTGTTTAGAGTTAATGAGACGTATTAAATAGGGTCTTTTCGTTATTTTGGATCACCACGGGTATCGACCACATGTTTGACCACCGGCCCCATGCGGACGTGGGCACTTGAACATGGTGACTAAAGCCCGCACAGACGCTGTCGTAGCACTTTTGCGTCACGCGCTGGTTATTCATATCGACAGAAAACCAAATGTGGTTACCTTTATGCGTACGTTCGGCGATTTTGCAACATTTGGACCGGGATGGCACCACGACACGCCCGTCGTCTAGAATTTTTATGGCGTATCGCATCGTGGCGGCGTCGGCGTGCTGGTCTAACCAGTCCATGATGGGGACCAGCGGATACAAGTCCGTTAAATTTGTACTGGTGCGTGTACGTGACCGGCTCGTGGCCGACCAGGACCCGTCCGGATTGCGCATAAACATGTCCATGGGGTGTTTCGACGTCGAGCGCGGCGTACCGCCATCGATTTCCAGGCACTCTAGCACTGTGTCCGGCGCATTCGGCTGCACGAGTAGTTCGTGCCACGGTTTCTTGTGCAGTAGCGTGCGCGTGGAGCCGAATTTTGTCGACCCCTTGACTCGAAAAAGCCTATTTCGCGTATATACCGCGTGGTCGACTGCATGGCGCTCTGGCGTGTTTTCGGCATGCATGGCCAGCAGCACGCGGCGTACAAACGCGCCGACGTGGTAGACGTTTTTGAACACCAGCGAGCCTATGAGATGGTACGACGTTTTTTGGTCGGAGCACGCATCTAATATTTCAAAGTCGCACTCGGCGTCAAACATCACGCGCGAGCATTTTTGCATGTATTTTACGAGAGCGGCGACATCCACCGCCGCCGCCGATTCCACATCCAGAAAAAGGCGGGAAGACCGGTCTTCTCTCAGGCATTCGTACCAGTGTTTGCGTTGCGACGCGGCGTACGCGTCGATAAAGACGCCCATATCGGCCACCATGAACTCTTTCGTGCCCGATTTGTTCAAATCGCGTGCAAAAATCCGCCGGACCGACCCGGCATCGTCCAGAGCCGGTCGTAGTAAATGATAGGTATTCATCGTCCGTGGTGTTATGATGGTGTGTTACTTGTGCGGATCCATAAGGGTCGCATATGGCAGACTGTGCACCAATTAACTTTTGGCACCTATAAGAGGGAGACACATTTGACAAAACATGAGCAAAATTCAACGTGCCACCAACATGACTACGCCCGCCGCAAAAACTTCCGCAGACGCCCCCGTGGATTCTCTTACGGACCTCGCCGTCGCAGACCCCGCCGCTTCCCAGGGGGAAACACACACAACACGTGTCATCTTCGAGTCCAACGCCACTGCCCGCCAGCTCGAGTCTGGCGTCATCGTGCAGCTTGCCAACGCGAAGAACGTGTTTTCGACCAGTGAGGAAGGAGTCGACGTCTCCAAGGGTATTCTTACCTCGGTGACTGTCAAATCCATCTACTCGGACTGCAGTGAACCCGTCACCTTTTCACTCAACTTGTTCAACTCTTCCGAGCAGGAGCCCACTATTAAGAACAACGAGGGATGGCTCCACACCCCTCTCCGCACCGATTTTGGCACCGAGGCCGCCTCCAAGGACGAGCACGGCTACCGCAATCTTCTTGCCGTCATGCCGTACGAAAAGTCGCGCACCGCGCTCAACGTCTACCACCCGGAAGACATTGTCTCCGACCGCTACATTCAGCAGTACGGTAACTGTTCCACCGAAAACCTCTACGACGGCGTCGTAGCGTTCCCCGGCGAGCAGTACTACCTCGTCTCCCAGAACCACGTTGTCCTTTCGGTCATCAAGCAGAACTGGGAGCAGCTAGGCATTAATATCGATGATGAGCACAAATTTAACGGCAAATACGTCCAGGTCCCGGCCCACGTCTTTGACCGCGTGATTAACGACCTTCAGTCGCACGTTCTCGCCCGCATGCCGTTCACTAACCTGAACGACGTCCGCGCCAAGTTCCAGTCCAAGCCGACCAGTCACTACGTCGACACTCACCCCAACGGCGACAAGGGTAAGTACAAGGTCTGCGTCGAGCTCCAGATGAACTACACCTTTCCCGCCAAGGAGGAAGTCGCCGAGGAGTAAATAAACTAAATTAAATTATAAAACACTCTTAAATGTTTAAAAAATGTGTTCTATATGTTCACAGCCCATTTATCGTTCCCATTTATGTAAGCACCATTGGACCCGCGATGGGTACCACTGCACCTGGAAACATTGCATCGCGCCCGTCTTTTCCCTCACACTATGCAGGGCCCACTACAGAGCGGCCAACGTCCCGTGTGCCCACGAGGGGTGTCGAAAACCGTCGTTTTGTCGCCAGGTATGCGCGACTCACTATCGCAGGGGCGAGTTTGTACCAATGCGTTCCTGTAGTCTGTGCAGTCGCGACCTGTACATGAACGACTTTTGCTTTTATCATTTCACGTGCCGCCAGTGTCTGCAGTGCGAGGCCCCCGTGTTCTCTAACGGCCTGTGTCAAAAACACTACATGCGTCGTTGGCGTCAACGCTGGTCCGCAAACAGCGGCGCGACCACGAGCACCGACACAAAGGCCGACGCCGAAATCACAAATCCAGAAAAAACGTACCACATTCCCGAAACCCAATCGTCTTGAACGCACGCCGTCATCTTGTACATTAAATTTGGACGCGTTTATACGGGAAAATGACCACCTTTTTGATTTCGACATTTCGCCCGCACGCCACAGAATACAAAATCTCCCGACGCTGACAGAGCTATATAAACGGTCCTCGCGAAATAAATGCAGAGTCTCACTTCCGACGCACACAAACGACACGTCCTCTTACCCATACGCCACGAGTCACTGTGGGATATTTTTAAAGAGCAACAGTCCGTCCTGTGGACCACCGAGGAAATTGACTGGAGCGAAGACAAAGGCGACTGGGACAAACTCGAGCCCGATGCGCAACGCTTCCTTCTACATATCATCGCATTTTTTGCCGGTTCCGACATGCTCATTGTCGACAACCTCATGGACCAATTCTTGTCCGAAGTGACCATCGCCGAAGCCAAGGCCTTTTACTCGCTACAAGCGTACATCGAAACCATTCATTCCGAGACCTACGCGACCGCCCTCCAAAAGTTTGCACCCGCAGACACGCGCGACCATTTATTCAACGCCCTCCAGTCCATCCCCACCGTCAAAGCGAAGGGCGCCTTTGCGCAAAAGTACATGGACGCCGGGCGCCCCTTTGAGGAGCGACTGTGGGCCTTTTGCATCTTTGAAGGGGTTTTGTTCGCAGCGTCGTTTGCGTCGTTGTACTGGCTTCGCACCAAGTCCCTGTGCAAAGGGCTCACGTTTTCCAACGAACTTATTCAACGAGACGAGTCCATTCACGCCCGTTTCGGCGTCGCAATGCTCAACATGCTCAAAACAAAGCCGTCGCAAGAGGTCGTTCACACGATTCTGAAGGAAGCCGTCGCCATCGAAGAGCAGTTTGTGCGAGAGGCACTTCCCAACAACTTGACGGGATTGAGCGCCGACCACATGTGCGAGTACGTGCGCCATTGTGCCGAGCGTCTTATGAGCCTGTTGGACAGCGAATACGCGCCGATATGGAACGCGACACAGCCGCTGGGGTTCATGGAGATGGTGTCGATTGACTCGAAAACGAATTTTTTCGAGAAACGCGTGGGTGAATACACCATGGCCGCGGTCAATAAAACAGAGGCCGATATGGGGTTTTCACTCGACGCCGATTTCTAGTACCGATAATTAAAAAAAAAGACTTTGAATTGTGGTACAGACGTTTATGGTCTGCATTGAAAGCGTTCATGAATGTCTGGTATAAAAAGACTCTTTTGTATCTTAAAATGGGAAACGCTCAGTTTCAAGTTGCGACTTCTTTAAACATTGGGGGGTATTACAACAAGACGAACCGTTGGTTCCGTGTTGACATTCCTTGGTTTGGTATCGACTATGCAGGCATCCGTCAGCGCCTTGAAGGCGACTTTGGGTCAGTCTTTACGGCCGACATCGAAACTACAGGCGCGGAAGTGACCATGGACGAGGGGGTCGTTTTTTGTACATTCCGATGGACTCGTCCACCCGCGCCTGTGGGTGCGGCGCCTTCTTTAACGCGCGCAGGCGCTGCCGATGTTGGTATTCGAGTGCAGTGTTTTTCTATGCACGGTAGTCGCTTGTGTGGACCGCGTCAGTTTTTGTTAAACGCCAGTAAAGTATCCCATTCTAACATCGCAGAACGGGAGCTCAACGTGTTGATGCGTCGCATCGCCGCGTGTTTTGACAATGCAATGGAGGTGCAGCTGACAGATATTGAGACATATATATAGGAAGGCATATACTTGGATGGACATCGAGTTGTGGGTTCCGCCTCATATATCGGACGATGATGTCGTCAAGTGTGTCAACGACTGGCTCGCAAAATACCCAGATACCCCACCGTACGCCCGGTTCGTGCAAGACTATGTTTCGTCGGCATGGCCCATGCTTTGGCACCTCAAGACAAAGATGGACGTAAAAATTGTGCAGCGGTGCGCCACCGTGCCCGAACCACGCGACCCGGCCGACGAGGAAGCCATTTGCGCCATTTGCCACGATCGTCTCGCGGGCGGTGAGGAGACACTGGTGTGTCAACATACATTCCATACTATGTGTATTCACCGTTGGCTGGGCCGTGCGAATACGTGCCCCGTTTGTCGCACCAAAGTATGATTCTACCCTATAAAGGTAGCCGTGTCTATGACATCAAAATGCCGAAACTTTCTGAGCTCACCGATTCAATTGTCTCTACACTTTTTGTTATCCTGTTCTGGGCCCTGTCTCTTGGTCTGAACGAGTCGACTTATGTCGATACCGACCTGTCGAAACGTCTTCCGGCGGGTAACGATGTACAGTGTGCCTTTGTTAACGACTTCAAAGCCATGGAAAAATCATCTTACACCTCTAGTGACGAAGCAGCGCGCGAAATGCTGTATGGGTCCTTTTCGGCTCGCGGAGCGTCCATTGCCGTGATTGTCCTCGGCGTATTGGCACTTGTCCTCGGCGTTGCCAAGGCCGGCGAGCTTAAGTTGTGCGCCGGCATCAACCTCGAAATTTTCAATTTCGTGGTCTCCGGAGCGTTCCTCGCTTCCATCCTTGTTGTGGTCGAGACCAACAACGCCCTTTTGCACCAGGGCAACATTCCTTCCGCCAATGTGGCAGATGATATTCTCAGCATTGACAAATGCAAAGACTCCTCAGACGAGATTATTCCAAATGCATTGGACCGCGCCAATCGCCTTCGCGCCTCATTGGTCTTTGGTCTGCTTGCCACGATTAGCATCGTCTACATGGCCCGCGAGCTTCGCGAGTACATGGCACCCGCCAAGAAAAAGGAGGATGGTGAGAAGGAAGCACTAATCAACCCGTAACTAAACAAATTAAATAAAGTATAAATACCATCTTTCTATTACATAAAATGCCTACGTATTTTGTTGGGAATGTGCTGCCACCGGCCGATGCACCGGGTGAAAATGACAACACCTTTGATTTCACGGCGGAAGAATCCGCATCTCTAGACCTGAACAATATCCCCATACGCATCGAACACGAGGAAGGTCTCGCCGTCGGCACCGTGAAAAGAGACTGGTGTGACAAAGATGGGACAAAATGGATTTTGGGTCAAATAAACGAGGATACTTTAGAGTCTCGCTATGCATCGCATGCCATTCGGCCTAGTTCCGAGGGGCACACGCTGTACGGCGGCTTGAGTCTGCAGCACGTGCATACAACGTTTGAAGACGGTTCGACCAAGAAAAGAGGCATCGAAGTGTCGCTATGTACCGATCCGCGTCGTCCCGGATGCGTGCTGGAATGTGTCGAAGGATCAAAAAAAAAGGAGTATATAACCCACCTTGCTAGCACGCAAAAGATGTCCGCCGAAAACAGTACCCCCGTTGTCGCAGAAACCCCTGTTGCCGAAGCACCCGTCACCGAGACTTCCGTCGCCGATGCACCTGTCGAAGAGTCCACTGCCGCCGCCGAGCCGGCCGCCGAGAGACCCATGGCCGGCAAAGAGGAGCTTATGACCCTCGTGCTCGACCAGGAAAAGGAACTCGGAAGCACTAAAATGGCCCTCGAAAAGGCACACGCCGAGCTGCAGAAGATGCAGTCCGAATGGAAGAAGCGCGAGGACAATGAGCGCATCCAGACAAAGAGCAAGGCCGAAGCCCTGTCCAAGGCACTCGTCACATCGTGGGAGAAATCACTCCCTTCCGACATGATGACCGAGGAGAACAAAAAGGCCATCTTCGCCATGGCACAAAACTTCCCCAAGGAGAGTGTCAAGATGCTAGAAATCGCCCACAAGGCTAGCGCCAAATACAAGGACGACATCGCCTCCCTGCAGCGCCAGCAGAAAGTCGAACAGAAGCGCGAGCTCGAGAGTCGCGTGATGGATGTGGTCACCAAACGTCGCCGCGTGGTCCCAGACCAGGCCCGCTCCGTTGTGCACGCCGCCAACGCCAAAGCAAAGGTCAACCCGTTTGCCTTTGACACCAGCAAAGTATCGTCTTCCATGTCTTCCGTGCGCTCTAAGAATCCCCATCTCTTTAGTGCACTTTCCAGCTTTTCGGGCGGAAACTTGCGTGACCGCATGGGCGCGATTTCCAGAATTGGGCAGTAAAGCGCTTAACTACGTAGAGATTTAAAAAAATCAAACTTATGAAATCTATATCGCATATAAATACCATCTGTTTTTCTGTAAAATGAAAGAACGCAGCCTTGCCTACGAGTGCATGCAACGCGGACAATTTGTAAAGGCCATCGACTTGTACGACATTGCCATTCAGAAACAACCCGCCGACCCCGCGCTTTTGACCAACCGCGCCGCCGCACATATCCAGAATGGGGGCTACCAACTCGCCATTCTGGATTGCCAGAAAGCCACGGCGCTCAGACCCACTTTCGCCAAAGCATGGTGGAGACTTGGCAAGTGCTACGAAGCCCAAAGTGACTGGAACCGCGCATTCGAAGCATATGTGCACATATCGAGACACGACGATGCTCGACAACGCCTACATGCCATCCGAGGCCTCGTGATGGGGCCGAATCTAACGACCCTTGAAACATGCTTGACGACGCCGGCGAATTTTTGCATTGCGACTCTGCGCGGTGTACGAGGCGCCGTGTCCAACGCGACGATGCGTCGGGGAGACACTGTCATGGCCATTCGATACGCCGACCTTGTGACAGTGACATCTGGACGCAACACGGCCTGGGGACGTGCCCTGCAAAAGGTCGAAAAAAAAATACCCGAAGCCTTTGCCGTGTATCTCGTCTTTGCTCTCGTTCAACGACTCCTTCAGAATCCCAACGACCCATACATGCTTTCCCTACCAAGCAACACGGAAAACCTCCCCATGTTTTGGCCCAAAAAAATCTTGGACGTATTGGGACCGTCTCATATTCGCCATGAAATCTTGCAGCGCCGGCAGCAGGCTCTAGATAACTATGAATTGGTCAAGACCCACGCCCCCGAGTTTACCAAGAATATCCATCGAGGACAGTGGCTGCACCTCGTCGCCCTTGTTGCTTCGCGCAATTTCACGATTCGCCCCAAGGGTCGCGTCGAACGCGTGATGGTGCCGTTTGCCGACATGCTCAATCATAGCACCGCGCCCAACACTAAATGGTCGTACGACGACGAGACGTCGACCTTTCAAGTTCGCGCGACACAAGATGTTGATATCGGCGACGTACTGTACGACTCCTACGGCGACCGCGACAATGGACTACTCATGTCCGTGTACGGCTTCAGTCAACATAAAAATCCGCGCGACCGCGTTCGTATTGCAAAGGATATATACCTGCACCGCAACGGCACGACGACGTTTAAGCACCTCGCGCCGCTTCGCAAAGCAGACGTACCTCCGCGCGACATGGAACTTGCCATACTACGCCGTATTGGCCATTGCATCATGCGCCTCCAATATCCGACGGCGCTTGAAAACGATCAGGCGTGGTTGGCGACGCACAAGGACATGACCCCAGAATACTTTGTGCGTCAAGCTCTCGTGTCCGAGAAACAAATATTGTACGAATGGGCCAAAATCGCCAACGAGTGCTTACGCAACCCGACACCACAACAACGTAAACGGTGGAAGAAAGGAAAACACGAACGGTTATATTTAAAAGCGATTTATGATAAATTTAAACTATAATTAAACAAGGCCTACTTTTTTCTCGTACTCCATGTCCTTCATGAAGGCATTCTCACCGTTACGTACGCTACGAACGCCACTGTACACTTGGGGCCCCCAATGTCCAGTGTTGATGACAATCTTGTCGAATTTTCCACCGGCCTCGCTGCGCGATACCTGGTGCCCCTGAAAGCACACCGTGTTCAGGTGGCGAAGCGGTGACAAAAATTGGTCGTTGGACCCGTACTGCTGAAGAGTGTCGAAATTGAATTCTTTAGCGTGTTGGTCGGCATTGTCATAATGGGGGGCGTCGTCGTTCAGCTGAGAGTTGGCCTGGTCGAGTGTCTGTGGGTTGTAATGCCCAGTGATATCGATGGGGTTCTGGAGAGCGCGGATTTCCTGGTTGCCCGTCGCTCCACTCGGGATAAGTATCGGAATAAGAGATGCGCTAAAGCGGTCTTCGGCCAACTGCTGCGAAAACGGTTTCTTCTGGGCGTTGTTGCATCCGACAAATTCGACCTTGTCGTCATCGACGCCTTCGGGAAAGAAAAACTCGGTGCCTTCCCCCGACACGTAAGAATGCGAAAAGATGTCTTGGGCAATCACGACGTTTTTGGGTTGCTTGACAATGCTCTTGTGGTAGAACGTATAGTGGCCAATGTGGACCTTATGTATAACGTCGTCGGTCAGCTGAAAGTCGTGGTGACCGTGTGCCGTAAAGCCGGTGTCTAAACCGCCTTTCAAGAGCACTGCGGACGCCATGTTGTACGTCTGGAACGGACGCAGGAGAAGCACGGTGGACTCAGTTTTTGCCAAGGCCGCGTCGACGTCGCGCGCCGCCATATAGTTCTGTGCTGCCACGTCATAGGCCGCAGAAAAGCTGATTTTCTCCATGCGGTCAGTGTCCATCGAGTAAATGAAGATATCGCGGTCGGCTTCGTTGGCGCCTTGCGGGAAAATAAAGTACTCACCAATCTGGCGTTCGCGAACGAGCAAATCGCGCGGCTCGCCGATAAAATCGATATCGAACGGACGCGTCTCGAACACCTTGGAGCCACGGAAGGTCAGCAGATTATCCGGACCCTTCTCGAGGTTGGCCGCAGCACCGGCACCCTTGCGGTAGAATTCGACTTCGGCCGACGGCACCATGGTGACGTAAATCGACATCTTACTGGGCAGAATCCACACATTGGGCGACACGCCCTCGTACTTCATCTGGTCCTTGAGCTCGGCATCGAGAAGGTACATACCACGTTCCTGTTTCTGGATTGCGGCCCAGCGACGACGCTCGCGCTCGAGCAGCTGGCCTGGACGCACAACGGTGGTACCGTGTTGGCGTTCCCACTCCTTGTAGTGGTTCTTGCTCGTCAACAAAGCGTGGATGACGCCGTGATAGGCGGTCTCGTTGACACTATCAACGATCTGGCGGAGGTTCATTAGGTAGTGTTGTCTACCCTGGTCCGTCTTGTAGAATCCGTGCTCAATAATGAAGGCCAAGCCGCGTCGGACCAAACGATCCGTACGCGACTCGCGCTCAGCGGAAACGTATCTTGGCACACCTTGCGTGCCATCTCCATGCTTTCACATGGAGCCCGACTGTATCTTAAGCTCGCTCATGCTGGTTAAACATTCATTGCGAACCGATATCCGTTCAGTCTGTGAAGGGCTACCATATCCTATCATATCGGACGTAGGCAGTCACACTGCGGATTACCCATTGTGGCATCTTTGACGTTGTTACCAGAGAACTGCAATTAACAGTGGTCCTTGCTGAACATTTCTGTTCACAAGTGGTAGTCAAAGCTTTAGGGTGTCCCCGCTACAAGATATCTTGCCCGGCGTCATCGCCGGACTAGCTACTGGGTGTTCTCTCACACCACAACTATTTTATCTCACGCTCACGCGCAAGCCGGTAGCTTTTCCCCACCAAGGTGATAAATGGGGTTCCAATTCCATGAGGGTTTTGTTGAAACGGAAGATGTCCCATTTCACGGACAAATCGTCTGTCAACACCCACGGCAAAATGTCGCGCGTGTACCAGGCGTCTTCCTCGGTAATAAGGTAGTCGAGCACCGATTCAAGGTGCTTGTTTTTTCCCTCGTAGGCACGGGGAAGGTTAAAGGTCTCGTGGGCGAATTTGTCGTCGGCGAGCATGCGATGGTATTGCGGTTCGACAGAACCGAAAAACGGCTGAAGGGCGTGGTTGGGGACAGAGCCCACACTGGTCAATGCAGAGGTATCTTCGGACATGATTTGATACACGCCAAAACACGCCCCTATATAGTGCGTTTTTATTGTTTCAAAATGACAAAACTGCTTTTACATCCCAGTATATATATGAGTGGTACATGTGCATCCGCCGATGGGTGCATTGATGGAAAAGGTAGAGCAGTGGTGGCAGTCGCTGCAAAAAGATACGTGTGTACTCGTACTCGGGCTCGACAACGCAGGGAAAACCGTCGTACTGTACTGTCTACATTTGGATGAAGCCGTCGGGTACACGGTTCCGACGCTTGGATTCAACGTTGAATCCGTGAAAGTGGGCAACGTCACGATCAACATGTGGGACCTCGGGGGTCAAACGGCGTACCGAAATCTATGGCCACATTACTACGCGCAAAGCGACGGTGTGGTGTTCGTCATAGACGCAAATGACCGCGATCGTTTCGCGACCGTCAAAGAAGAATTGCACGCACTCGCCTCACATAAAGAGTTGACCGGCAAACCACTCTTGGTGTTGGCCAATAAACAAGACTTGCCCAAGGCCGCCGGGCGAGACGAACTACTCGACATTTTAGAACTCGACAAAATCACATGGTCGCCCTGGCATATCGTACCGTGTACGGCAACCAAAAATCAACGTGTAAAAATAGGTTTCGAGTGGCTTGTAAAAGAATTAAATGCTTAAATTGTTTTTATTTACGTACGGTCCGTGCGACCATAACAAACTTATTACGAGTTCCCTGGAATTCCGTGTCAATCGCCCAACATCCAGACTCCGGATGAGGTTTACTGAGCTGACCACACACCTCTTTCCACGATTTGCCAACGGGCTCGTCATTAATGTGGGTGACTACCGAACCAGCGTGGACATTTTGCATTGCGTACGCCGGCGATTCGGGCGACACGTTTTCAACGACAACATGAAAGTCGTGCTGCTTGCCAGGTGTCATGTAGTCGACAAGGCGAAACATAGGCACGTGATGCGCGCGCAACGGTGCAAAGATGATTCCCTGAACTTGCGCCTTTTGCTTCGACTCAATGCGCCCTTCGTCGCAGTAAGGATAGACCTGGCGCACGTGGGGCAACTCGTCGTAACGAGGCTGGCGCGTTTCAAACGTCAGACGCACGAGACGCTGCGCCTTGTCGTTGCGAAGCACAAACATGGTCACTTTTTCGCCGACGGGCGTGTCGTTGCACAAATCCGTGAGCGACAACGGCAAATCGCGGACCTCCGAGTACCACGTGCCGGCCTGTGAAAGCTCTGCGTGCGTGTCGCCGTTCTGAAATGCGTAAATGATATCGCCTTCGCGGCCGCCAGCCTGGCGATACAACGAATGCGGTGTCAAAGATGTCACCAGTACGCCACCACCCACGACATAACGACTCTCCTTTTTCGGACACGCGTAATGCTGCAAAATAGCCTGGCCGTAAATCGGATGATACTCCATGCCGATATGCGGCTTGTGGATATGCGCCGGTGGCGGAGGCAACATGCGCACCACCATCGGCATCGCCTGGGGATTTTCGGCCGCAGTTTCTTCGGCACGCACGTCACCCCAGCGGCGGCCCGCTTTCCATGCCTTGAGTCCCTCCCAGTCGCCCGTCTCAGCGTGCGTCAACACGCGAGACAACAGCTCAGGACCCCCCGAATGCATGTGGGTGCGAGACGGCTCCATGACATGGCGCCACACCCAATTGTGAAACCCACGAGGACGCCCACCAGCGCGGCCTCCGAGCTGATGCGCACACCACTCCGACTCGATGGTTGACATGTGCTCGTTCAACATCCCACACTCCTTGTCCGTCAAATGATTCGCCAGCGCTCGCAGCGCCACCTGGCCGTTTGCCGGTCCGCCGGACACTGACATCTTGGCCACCATCTTTTGCAGGGCGGCCTCGGCCACGTGGCGTCTCTCAAGCGGGGCAAGCAGCATCGGAAGTGCCAAACGCACCGTGTTCGACGTAATAAAGCCGTTCTCACCATCGACGTTGGCGCCGGTCAGTTTGAACGTATTCACCCCCATGACTTCGTACTTGGACGGCAAGTAGTAGTGCAGCCCTTTGACAGCCTCACCCTCGTGGTTCTCAATCGAACCCAGCAAAGCACCGCCCGAGTTGCCACCGTTGATGGTGGCGCCCGAAAGGCCGCGAATCTCGCCGTTGAGATGCACCGGCCCCTGGTAGTCGCCCGTCGTGAACTGCTGGTCGATAAGACCCAACGGATGACCCACAGCGTGCACCTTGTAGCCCACTTTGAGCTTGTTCGAGTTGCCAAACGTCAGAGATGGAATGTGGTCCAACCCGTAGCGCTCGTGCAGCGAACGTTTCAACCATTGGTGCACCGCCGGTTCGACCTTGAGCAACGCCAAATCATGGTCGTGACACACCGCCACGACTGTGACAGGCAGAGGCTGGTGCTCAATGTAGGTCGTCATGATTTTGACGACCGGTGAGTTGGTGACCACGTGCGCATTCGTGAGTAAAAGACCCTCTTCCTTGATAAGAGCGCCGTCGACGGCCAAGAAAAATCCAGTGCCGATGGCATTCCCACCCGCGGGCCCGCCAACATGCGCAGCAATAATACGAACAACTTCTGGTAAATAACCCATTCTTTTCTTTCATCACTACACCTTTTATACAGTAAAAATATTACACTACCGCGCAGCAATCTTGCCCCGTGTCAGACGACTTGTCCACCTCCAACGCACGTGCCTGATTCGACTCGGCAATGTAGCGCATAAAGGCACGCACGGCCGCCTGGTCGCGTGACTCGAGTTTGAAATGCTCGATACGGCGCTCCTCGCAGTACTGGGACACGTGTTCAGCGTCCACTCTCACCTCGAGGTCCATTTTGTTTCCCACCATGTATATTTTCAGACGGTTGTCCGGGGATACGCGACCTTTGACACGTTCGTACCACTCTTTGGCGGCCTCGAGCGACGTCGGGTCGTTCACGTCGTACACCAGAACGACGACCTTGCAATCTCTAATAAAAATAGACACAACCGTTTCAAACCGTTTCTGACCCGACGTGTCCCAACAGGCCAGGCGCAAGTCGCCCTCCGAAAACATTTGCATGTCGATACCCATCGTCGGCGGATGCGTTCGGACCTCGCCACGACACGCCGCCGCCACCAGAGATGTTTTACCCACGTTGGTTGCCCCAAGCCATATGCTTTTGATACTCATGATGACGATGACGTGTCGCTTTTATAGTACGTCCCGGATTTTGAAAGGGCGCAAAGAACTCGACACTCGTGCACACGACCCGGGTCGGCATCAAATGCGTCCTGCACCATCCCCGACGGCAAAAAACCAGGATGCACCATCCATTCCACCGCGCGCGTGGCAGCACCCAAGACGCGCCGCACGCGCGCCGCCGTCATGTCACACCCACATAAACTCACACCCACGAGTTGTTCCGGCGCCTTTATGCCGTGACGCCCATAGACCAAACGCGACACCAGTGCCGGCACAAAACGTCGCTCGTATCGGGCCACACGGTCCTCAGAGAGCCACGTGAACTCGGACAAATCCTCGTCCGGTATGCGTGTACGCGTGACGCCCGCCTTTTGGAACAGCGGCGCCAACACTTGCGCCACGCCTGGAGCCACGTGCGCGTGCTGGTGGCCATCGACGCGCGTCGGATACGCGCCCGTCCACTCCTGAAAAACGTCCAGCTGGGCACACGCTTCGGCGTACACGGCTTTCGACCACGCATCCGTACGCGGAACCGACCAAAAGTCCATCTTGTAACGCATGCGGCCCGTCTCGTCGACGAGCGCCGCCGCGTCCGTGAGGGGCGTGCCTTCCGTCAAATTCAAGTGCAGACCCAGTGGCAGTCCCATCTCAAGGGCACGACGTGCGGCTTCTTCGCCGGTCGCACCCGTCACCATCAGCGACGCCGAATGAATGGCACCGCGCCGTGCACACTCAAAAATGCCAGCGTCGCGATGGGCACTGTAGCCCAAGTCGTCCGCGTTGATGCGCAGGGCCATATCTCTGCATCGGGCGGGCTATATATACTCAGGCTAGGACGGACAGCGGCAGAGGCGCCGATGCGTTGCGCGACACGGCGTCGAATATATTATCCCACCAAGTGCGTAACATCAGTACCACCCAGGCCCAATGCATGAAATAAAACATGAAAACAATCAAGCGCATATTCACCCTACGCCACCAAGTATAAATACGTCATGTAGCCGTACATCGCTATGGCACTGAATCTCACCGGAAGTCATTTTGCTAGTTTGTGCTACTTGGCCTGTCACAAGCCCGAGGAATTCGACACGTATTTGGAACACTTTGTCGACGGGCGGAGAATGCCCATTCCCAAAGAACGCATGGCGGCGATTCAACACGGACAGCGCAACGAACGGCGTACCGTGGAACGGCTCAAAGAAAAGCACGGGCTCACAGTGTATCCACAGTACAAAACCAAATACGTCAAGGGCGCGTGCGTCTTTGACCGCACCGTCGGGGCAAAGTCCGACGGGCTCTACAAACGCACTCACGACGACGGAAGGCGCGAATACGGCATCCTCGAAATAAAGTCACCGGCACATAAGGTGCACGAGACGATACCCGCTCATTATTTCGCACAGATGATTCTAGAAATGAAGGCGTGCAATCGTCGCAATGCGCTCTTCGTCTCGCATCTCAATGTCGAGGGTCAACCCGAAACGCTGCGTGTCATGCATATCGAGTGGGACGACGCCATGTGGCGCCAGTGCACGGTGCTCTTTGAGCGGATAAATTTGTGGACGGCCGGGTCGTCCACGGACACGTTGCGCGCTGCGTTTCAGCGGTTTGAGCAGTGGGCCATACAATATATAAAGTCAAACAATTAAAGATTATTTATGTTAGCATCTATCCAATCTAGCCTGTAGAATCTCTCTGTTCCTTGTGCGTAGTCGTTTCTGCCTATACCTTCAACGCCTCCGCCCGGGTCCACTGATGCAGTCGTCACTGTGATTTGCACGGTCGGTAGTGTAACGGCGAGTGCCGTAGTCGACATTAGCATTCCTGACGTCAATATGCGCAGCATGGTTTTGGCAACTTACAGCATCTTTTATAAGTTGTATTTACGAATAGACTTTTCATATTCTATTCCACACATGCCAATTGCAATAGCGCGCAAGCTATGTCGACCTTGGAAGTCATGTTGGAAAACCGCACGCGTCTCGCACAGATGCGCGGGGAACTCATCGACCTCACCATGCCTTTTAGCACCGGTGACCGCGTCCGTCTACGCACCGTACACACCATGGGAATCATTCTTCAAAGCGACGCCGACAAAAAATGGCGCGTCGTATGGGACGATGGCTCAACGGGCACGGCCGTCGACGAAGACTACATGGAACGCGCACCCTTTGACGACACACTCGTGGACTACTTGATGGCCGAACCGTGCGAAGAACACCTGGGACGGCACCAGTCTATCGTCGACTACCACTCGGAAAAGGGCGCCTTTCGCAGCTGCCTTCCCGGCACCATAGCCGACCAAAGGCTACTACTCTTTCACGCAGACGTGTGCGTCTTTGACGGCCCGTTGGACGATGGTGTTGAGGTCTTTCGCGTCGGGTGCGACACCAATATATACACGCACGACCTGTACAAAATACATGTACGCATAGGAGACATACTCATACGAGTGGGAGAACACGCTAGTGTCTTTCGTTAACACTAAAAAAAGGACACTATAAACTCTATTTTTTTCTTCAAAACATGTATCACACATTCGCACCTGCGGAAGCACCGAACCCTAGTCTTTTTGCAGACTCGTACGACATCCAGTTTGAACGCGACGTCAAAAGAGGCAAATTCGACGATTTGAGACAATGGCCAGCGTATATAAAGAAGCTCAGCGATGAAACCCTTGAGAAATACAAAGGAAAGGCGAAATTCCCCTTTTTAAATAAAAAAATCGAACTGGAACTGGACCGACGACAGATTCCGGGCCTTTGGGCGCGCTACATTGCCCCTCTGTACACGGTGGGTATCAAAAACATTAAAGAATGGGCCAAAGAGGCCAAGAAATTGAAATTATCCAGTGTCGACCAAATAAAGGCATTTGTACAAAGCAAATTAGGCGGTGCAGTGGCGGCGACTAAAGAGGCCGGACGTTTTATGGCTTCGGAGACTGAGTTTCAGACGGGCGAGATGGTGGTCGGTGCCGTCGTATTCGCGATTGCTTGTATAGTGAGTCAAAAAATATGGATGGACATTCTAAGAGACAATGTACGTGGATTCTCAGAGGAGCAGATTGCGATGCTGGCGGGGGTCATCGGCACCATTTTGGTACTGTAAAAAAATCCAGGGCTGAACTTTTCTTTCCGCGATAGCTATCGGCGAAAGAACTTTTGGCACCAGCTGAAAAAAAAATCTGGCGAGAGCTGAACTTTTCTATTCGCGAAAGAGATTTTTTCTATTCGCGAAAGAACTTTTGGCACCAGCTGAAAAAAAAATCTGGCGAGAGCTGAACTTTTCTATTCGCGAAAGAGATTTTTTCTATTCGCGAAAGAACTTTTGGCACCAGCTGAAAAAAAAATCTGGCGAGAGCTGAACTTTTCTATTCGCGAAAGAGATTTTTTCTATTCGCGAAAGAACTTTTGGCACCAGCTGAAAAAAAAATCTCACGAGGGCTGAACTTTTCTTTCCGCGATAGCTATCGGCGAAAGAACTTTTGACCAGTCTCAGAAAAAAAAAATTGGCGAGGGCTGAACTTTTCTATTCGCGAAAGAGATTTTTTCTATTCGCGAAAGAACTTTTGACCCCTGGCTGAAAAAAAAAAAATCTGGTGGCGGCTGAACTTTTCTTTCCGCGATAGCTATCGGCGAAAGAACTTTTGGCCATATCCTCAGAAAAAACTGTCACAGCCAATCATTTCTATTCGAAAAAAAAGCACGATGGACAAATTAAAAGTGAACGACGCCTGCCCCAACTGCTGGCACGGTGCCAAAGTGTCGGGAGGCGGCATAGGAACATATTGCATCTACCCAATCATCGCCCATACGGGTGGAACATTAGATAAAACAAAAACGTGTCATATATGTAATTGGAATTTTAATTCTGTAAAAAAATGTATATCGTGTCGCTCATACAAACCTTGTTCTACACACCACGCCGTCGCGTTTAACGGCAAATACAATGCCCACATGTCCGCACTCATGCAGCAGTTGTACATGCGCAATTCCCCGTACCACCGCCTGTGGAACGAGCGCCCACGGCAAGTTGGAAGTTGGTACGCCAAACAGGTGTCCAATTATACCGAGGCCATTCATATGGCCAAGCGTTTCTTAAACCCTGGCGATATCGACCGCTGCACTGCCCTAAATCGCTTCGAAGACGGCCTGCGCTTATGTACGAACTTGACCGCTTATTTTTGGTCAGTTTTTTATCATATCTGTCGCGAATATTTTTCAGGCGCAGATGTGGTATCTTGTGCTATGGCTGGGTTTTACAGCACGCTCAGAGCCAACCATTTATTTCTCGCTCTATTCTATTATCAATAGACATACACCCGACCAATGGACACGCGCCCGACCAAGAAGCGCCACACCGGTGGCAACCCCAACACGCGCCGTCAGGCTCCTTTATTCTCTGACGTGAACGCTGCCTACGAGGCGATTCATTCGGGGGTCGCAGATGCCGTCATCGTCGACGCAAAGCTGCCGGTTCAGCTCGACGGCCGCGAACTGACGCGTTTCTTTAACGCCAGGGTGTATCCCAGCCACCGAATTCCAGAACCGTCCACCTTCAAAGACTTTACCTGGAAAGCCTTCAAAGGCCTTCCGGGGATAGCCGGGGGCATGTGGCATGCCTACGCCACGTCTACGCACGATTCCGTGCTGGATTCGCCCATTGTGGACGAAATTTGCACGCGTATTGCCGGTACTTCGGAGTGGCAAATTCGCCCCAACCGTTTTCGCTGCAATTTCAAGAACGACGACCAGGGGTACAAGTCGGCCCACTTGGAGGGCGAGCACGTGCTCCTGGACACGACCGACGTGGGCGCTATCTTTTGCGCCACTGCAGGGCGCACCTTTACCTTTTACGAGGGCAGTCGCAACGACCCAGCGGCCCGAGAACTCTTCAAGAAAATGGGAGGCCAGACGTCCTTCTTTGTCAACCCCACACAGGCTCAGCTCAAGCCCTGGGCGCGCACAACGATAGCGACGACTGCCCCGGGTCAAATCATCCTGTTTGCGGGCTCCGTCATTCACGAAATAAGCCGCTGGCAGCCTTCCCTCTCGCTCTTCCTGTCCCCGTACAATCCGGAGGAAGACGCCAACGATGCGTTTTATGAAGGTCTCACGCGCGCTCAGGCCATCGCCAAGCAAAAAAAGACACCAAAGACGCCCCCTCTGCCTCCGCGCTTTCGAACACCGGGCCAAGTGCGCCAGCATCCGTCGCAGTACAAGGATATGACGCGCCGCGAGACGGAAATTTTTGGCTCACTGTTCAACATTACGGGTCACGTGTGGCCCTCGGGAAAGTCCACGTTTTTCCTGCACCACATGATGGCGTCGAGTGCCTTTCATCCCAAACTGTTGCCATTCTGCTTTGACAGCCAAGGCAAATACAACTACGAGGTCATTACGCCCGAACTCGTCAAGGATTGCCCCGAATTCGACCAAACGTACTTTGACCAACTGCCCCTGGCCACCGTCACAGACGACGAAATAGAGCGCATGAAGCGCCAATTCACCGGCATTCCGCCCGCCGCATGGCCCTTGGTTCGCTACTGGACCAAAGACCCGCGCCAGTGCTCTGAAAACGTCTGTAAACGTAGAGGATATATTTAAAGAATACGACCTATATTTTTATAATCTCGTGTATCACTAAACCCTTTGGCCGATGGCTTTTGGCGATGTGCGTCCCTTTTTTCCCACTTGTTCGGGCACTTGAGCTTGTTTCGGCGCAAATAAACCAATTTTTCGTCGAGTGTCTTGTTCTCGAGGTCGTGCATGGTGCCTTCGTGGACGCGCTGGACTCGGACGCCCGCGTCCTCTAGGCGGTCTCGCAGCTCGTCGTCTTCGCCTCCCCAGCCCCAAAAGTCATTCGGAAACCCATTCACGCGCACATAGTCGCTTTTTCGAAGTAAGAGAATGCCCCCAAGGTACGAATCGGCGTCGTAGCGCTTCCAGGCTCTGCCAATGTGCCGCACGGTGCCCAGTGGCAATGTGTCCAGATAGGTGTGCAGCACGTCTTCGCCGGGCAAAAGGTCGACGTCGTGCAAACAAATGAGTGGCGCGGACGTCTTGGACACACCCAAATTGAGAAGCGCACCGCGGTTGAATAGCCGGCCGTCGTCGGCCTGTTCTGCGACGACAATGGGACTGAGGGGCAGATGTTCGGCCATGTGCGCGCGAAATCGTTCGAGTTGTTCGGCTCGAAATGGCTGGTTGGTCGCCCGGTAAGGCACGACGAGTGTCGGATAGCACTCCGAGCGCACCTGCATCCACGCCTCGCCCAGTAGATTGGTGCCGCGCCAGTCCTCTCCCGCCTCCGCGTCCTTTTGGGACAGGCCAATGCCCCAGATGCAGTCGCGCGGCGATGCTTCGGCGATGACTTGGGCTCCGGTGTCGAGTAGTGCGCGTCGCACGTACGGGTGTTGTTCGACTTTCGCCCGCGTCGCCGCCAGTACAATGTCGTACTTGTGCGCATCCCATTTTGCTTGGTTCCACGGCGTGACGCGCCGACCCAGTCGCTGAATTTTTTTGGGGTGTGTTTCCCGTATAATTTTGTCAAAGGTGCGACGGTCACCCATCAGCAGCGCCTTGTGCGCCATCATGTACTGCTCATTGCAAGTAAAACACCGGCCCTTGGAGTCTAGTACTGGCGCGCGATGAAACTGCGAAAAGAGCCCGGCGTAGAAATAGAAAGTCATGGTTGCTACAAACCAGTACCGCGTTTACGCGACGGAATATGCGCACGCTATTCGTCACACGTAAGACCCACGCGTCTCATGTACCTTTCTTGTTCCGTGATAGAGCCGTTAAAGCCATGTACTTGACAGTCTGGAGACCCATCTACCCGATTCAGCAGCGTCTCCACGACACCATCCCACTCCGTTTCGTTTCCTATGTGCGCGGAGACGTCGGGACATACTCTACCAAGACGCGCCGCCGTTTCTGGCCACAGCGACATGTTGTGGGTTTGAATCAATGTGGCGATAAATACACACGTGACACGCATTTTTTTAAAATTATGTGTTTAAATACTAATGTGCGTTTGAAACCATGTTTGAAAGGCCGTCAGCCCGCCTTCTTTCCAGTCCATAGCGACTCGATGGAATCCATCTTCCGCCATGGAGGTCTTGCCCTCCGCGTCTACGACTACGCACCCGTGCCTCAACACGCACTGGTCCAGCTGCAAGCTTAAAAACAGTGCCACAGAGTCGAATTGGATGTTCGAGTTGGTCCCACGGTCGAGACTGATATCGCAGCCCTCTCCATCCGTTAAATTCGGAGGCAACTTCCCAGGGTGCGACGCCCGATGGTTTGCGTACCAAGCATTGTACATATCGCGCAGTACATGTGCAGATGGTGTGTCGGTTGTTTTAAAGTCCCCCCAGGGCACACGCCCGCGGCCTGCAGTGTCGAGCGGAACGACAAGGGCATCTTTGTACTTGTGCAACGCCCACTGCCACGCGAGGATGCCGTGTTTGACATTGTACTCGGCGATGTGCCCGGCCGCGCCGTCAAAGAAGCGTTCGAAACACCCCCCCATGAGCACTACGTTCACCCTTTCGGGGGGTAAATCAAGCTGTTGAATGTTGTCCAGTGGGCCAATGCAAAGAACGGTCGTATTATAGTTTTCTGAAACGGTCTGTTGAATCTTTGAGACGTTTTCTTCTAGAGAAGGAAACGTTTTGTCACCATCGCCGCGTGCCATGTAATGTCCTTTGCTTTTTTCATCGGACCCAGTCATGCCGCGCACAATGGGTATGTCATGAATGTCTTTCGCCGTGCATAGTTTGTCAATGAGCCGCGCCCGTTGTTCCGAATGGCCGTGGCCAGACGTAATAATATATTGAACCTTGATATGCTTTTTAAGATGCAAATCGAGAGCGATACTCAGTGCAAAGGCATCGTCGATATCGTCGCCGATGTCAGTGTCAATGATATAAGAGGGAATATATCCCTCTTTAACGGCCATGGTTTCCCACTTTGTTTTTATGGTATCAATGTGACTTTCGTTGTTCGGCTCGTACGACAATTCCTCCGACTTGGGAATAAAAGACGTGCAATCAACTTTCTGTATATCTCGTCTATTTCTGGGGAATGCTTCTTTGAATATTTTCTGCAACTGTTCGTCACTGTGAGGATTTACGATTATATCAAATTGCTCTTTGACATACTCATACGACACTTGACCGTCTTTATAATAGGCATATCCATTTGTGTCTCCGGAAGAAAACGGACTTCCCTTCCAGTCGTCGTCGTTCAATTCGCGTAACCAATCATAACGGTTTTTTATCGGGCCATTTTTTTGTATCAGTGTAAAATACACGTGCCAGAATTTTTTCCAATAGTCTGTAAACGCCTTTATTCTCTTATACATAATGTCACGATACGACAATGGTCGTGGCCCAAGAGCACGATATACATCCAATGACGCTTTTAAATGGTCCGATTGTACTGGAAGATTTTCTAGCCACTCGACGACGTCTTTTAGGAGCAGCCATTCCGTATCTATAATACGTTTCCAGGCGTGTTTTTCTTTCCATAGCCATCCATCTCCGGTAAAGTAAGATAGTGCCTCCAGCTCCGCGTCGCGTTTCTCTTTTTCTGAAATTCCGCGCTTGCGTGCCCGTTTCCACAACTGTACAAGTGCTTGAAATTGACTCTCGTAGGAATCGTCACCGATTCCATTCTTGAATTCGGCATGTGCGAATACATGAAACATTTTTGTATAATGTAAATATTACTTAAATACTGTAATTATGGCCAAGCATGTCGGAAAGGCGCTTGCGTTCCCCGTCAAGTGTTACCCAAGTGCATTTCGCCAGCGACTGGCCCTTGGCGAAAATAGACTCTAGTGCTCCGTACAGGCGCTTGAGTTGATACAGGCCGACTTCCGCATTGTTCTCAAATCGTAACGTTACCACTTGCGTTTCGTACGGAACGACCTCTATTTCTAGTCGAGGCTCGTCCCAATTGCACTCGATAATGTCCAACCCGTGCAAAATCCAGCTCGAATACGTATACTTGAATTCGCCGGGCGTGCTTTTTTCGAAGAGGAGGTTGGCCACGGTCTCATTGCCAATGTCGGGAAATAAAGCACGCAAACGGTGCCACTCAGTCAGCTTGGCCGACTCGTCCGTACCGGGGGTGTCTCGGAGCCATTTTTGGTAACACAACAGAGCGCATGAGCGCTGTTCGGGCGTCAGGCGCGCGCGGACCATATCGAGATTGTCGGCGAGACGTACGAGTGTCAAAAGCGGCCGTTCTTCAAAAACCGCCGGGACATAGGCGCGTTCGACACAATAGTTGGCAATGGTCATGAGACTTCCGTCGCGTTCTGGGTCGTATTGTGTCTTAGAATTCGTATCCGCATTATGGTCGCGGATGGCTTGCACGATACGTCCAGGGTGCAGAAACAAGCGCGGCGAAGTGCGTAGAATGCGTCGCACCATATTGGCACCGAGCGCCGCATGGAGAAACTTTTTGGCACGGAAATTCTCTGGGTAAAGGCCTTTGGCCGCCAAGTCGCCATCAACAAGGGGCATAAGGCGTTGTTTCATCTCGTCGCACGTCGCTGGGTTCTGACACAAGCCGTACTCGCTGTAGCCGACGTCATGCAGCAGCGCCGTCCACAGTGCAGTGTTACGATATGAAGCAGCAGTGGGGAGGAGAACACTCATATAATATGCAGAACGCATGGAATGTCCGATGCCGTGCGACGTAAACAGTGGCGAATTGTAGCGCGCTTGTAGTTTGAGGGCTTGCCACAGCGGAATGTACTCGTCCCAACCGGCACGGTTTGTTGCGTGAACGCGACGAATCATGGTCCGCCAGAGTGCCAGTCGCGTATGGCGTTCTTGACAAGTACCGCTTGCACATCCAGCTTGTCGTGCGACTTTGGGTTCGGCCCACAATATCTGCAGCACCGTGTCTACCGGCGATTGTCGTTCAAATGTTTTGAACATATTTGCCGAAAACAAACGCGGCTTAAATAGTCCGCCGTTTTTTGTTTTGGCGCCGCTTGTAACCAATGTATACGATGCACGTCATATTGAGCACGAATAAGAAAAAGACGACGCCGGTCACAATGGCCATGCTTTCGTGCACGAAATCTCTATGTTGCAGCAACTGGCTGTGAACGTGCTCTTTGATACGGGTTTCGAACGCAACGCGCATCTCCCGCTGCAATTGCGCGTGCTCCTTCAGATAGTGTTCGACAATTTTGCTCACTGGTGGTGGTACGCCCAAGAGTGTTGTGTTGTTCATGTTGTTGGGAAAAAAGTACCTATATAACAAGAAATGGAATGGAGAAAATGGCATCCCTTCGTCTGAACTTGAAACCAAAAATGCCCGATATATCCATGTGGCAGGATAACGAAAAACAGTGGGTCGCAACATGGGTAAAGCACGTCCAACGCAAGATATCCTTGTCCGCGTGGATATACATGTGTACCCATTACGAAGGAATGAAAACGACGCAACAGCAGGGTTCCATGTCCTTTACAGTCCGCGCGAAGAAACGAACACAACCCCTGTCGTTGAGCGCCGCGTGTCAAGCATACGTCGTGGAGCACCAAGAAGGCATCCTCCTTGAAGCGCGATTTTGCGCCCATGGTGAAATGTTTGATTATTTGAACGACATTTTGCAAGGTTCAAGACCGGCTCCGTCGGTCAGCAAGGCGCTCCAATGGATTGAACACCTCAAAGAATCACTGGCCGCCCTGCACGAACAAGGGTTTTTCATCGGCGATATTAAAACAGAGAACATGGTCCTCTGTGGACCTCTACACGAACCGTTCATCATTGACATAGATACGATGCACCACGTGCCGGAGCCTACGCTGCATTTGGGGTCACACACGCCTCCGTATACGCCCATTGAAGTGCAATTATTCCTGCAGGCAACCCCCAAGCCCATCTTCACCAAAGCCCATTGGGTAAAATTTCGTCGTTTTGTCGACACTGCACAAATATATGTCGTCTTTGGCATGATATTGCACGCTGCGGGCGTGCGCAACAAGTGGATAAATGCGGGGTTTGAAATCGGTTCAGATGGTATAGCTACCAAATTTACGCCACATCAATATTTGCACAAAAATGACGATTGGTTTAAAGTACCTGTCACATATCCGCAGGGGCTGTCCGATGAAGAGAAACGAAAGGTCGACCAAATATTAGCCACCGCAGACGAATTGCTGATACACGCAGACGAATACGTCCAGAGGCCACATGGTTCGGAATACACGGACGACAAACTAAAGTCCATGTTAAGCACGACAACGCCGCCCATTTTATCGGCACCCGGGCTTATATTCCACCAAAGTCCTCTCGAGTCGTCGGACACGTGCGTGATGAAATTTGTTCCCGAGAAACATAGAAAATTGCTTAATGTTGAGCAATTGGAGAATATCCGCTGGCCCAGATATGTGATTCCGGTGCACCAAGTATGGCCGGTAAAAGAAGTTTCGCAGCCCGCTCTTAAAAAACAACGCGTAGAATTTCACCAATATGTAAGAAAAGGACTATAAATGCTTATGTTTTTCAACTCAAATGTCTATACCCGAAGGAATCTGCGTGGACCTCGAAACCACCCTGGGCGGTCGCGTACCAGACACGGTGCGACCCAAGGGACAAAAACGTCTCGAAACCCGCGTACTCGAAATTGGGGCCACCTGCTGGCACAAAAAAGTACCCGACTATCAAGTATTAGTCAATCCCCTGCATGGTATGCGCCTCAAGACGCCGGAGGATATGTTCGCAGCACTGCGGGACATGCACCAGCGTCCCGACGCCACCATCGGGTTCTGGTCCAAAGTATTGGCACGGCGTGCCAACACGCTGACGCCCGCCATGTTGAACGGTATGGCGCCCGACATATGGGAACGGTGCACCGTGAAAAACAAAGCACGCGACTTTATTCGTTGGTTTAATGGCGAAAAGGGCCCCGTGTTTAAACCCGAGGGCGAAGCCCTCGCGGGTCTATTGCAGTACACGCGCGAGCACGGTGAGACGACATGGCTCGCTCACAACGGGCGGTCGTTTGACTTCAAAATCCTGCAGGGCGTCGCGGAGCGCAATGGCCTTGATATTGGCCGCGTGCAACAGGCAGACACACTGCACATATTTCGAAAAATTGATTTAAAAGTACAGTCCTACTCACAACCCAAATTATACGCGTCGTTGGGACTCGGTGTTTACAATGCCCACGTGGCCATCGACGACGCGCGAGCCTTGGCCAAAATATGCCAACACGTCTCGTCAAAAGCGCCGACAAAGCCAACTGGACCTTCGGTCCAAAAGCCAGTGCGCGCCAGAACAAAGCCAGTGCGCGCCACCACGGGCATGGTGATGGATGTCAAAGGCATCGGACCCAAGTCCCGGGACGCTCTTCACAAATTGGGAATTCGAACCGTGTCCCAGTTAAAAACACAATACGACCAAAAGGGAGTCGACTGGCTCAGGCGCGCACTTCCACGGGGAGTACGCTGGCGTTTGGTGTGCCAATCTCTAGCGCTCGTTCATAAAAGTAGTACATTGTGTGCGGGTGGCGCGCGTTCACGCGTACGTCGCGCGTTGCCACTTGCATGATGCCCTTTTCTACTTTGATGTCGGCGATGTCGTCTGCAACGTGTTGCAGACGTCCTTTACCGTGCGCGACGGTGTACACGGGCATGCCGCGTATCCATTGTTCGGGAGACAACTGCTGTAACGCCGCGACGAGCGCTTTGGTCGAACGATTAAAGTCTGGACCAAAATAGTGGGCACACGACATGTGCAGCAAGTGGAGGTCAAACATTTCATGGGGCAATCGCAGTGCGTGGTGCCGGTAGATGGTTTGGGATGCTGGCACGGCGTATACGCGTTTGCGTTCGGCCCACGTGGCCATACCTACGTCGAACAGCACCCATCGGCCAGAATACCATCCGACATTGCCGATGTGCACGTCGCGGTGAAACACGGACCATTGCGAGTTCCATATGTGCAGCTCCATGCCAATGTCGCGCACGGCAGCCGCAAGCTCTTCACGTGTCATTCGCCCATTATGACGAAACAATGTGTGCTCGAACCGTTCCATGACGAGACAAACATACTTGTGCCCTTCAATATCAATCCACGACACATTTAAAAGCGGAATGATGCGCATGGGTCTTTGGGTCTCTCTATATTTACGCTGTATGTAGAGGTGTGCGTATGCCTCGCCAAGCAACGTCATGTTGTCTTCTTGGGTGGGCTCGGCGCCGGCGCGTACCATTTTGACAGCGCATGGCACGTTTCCCCACATGGCTTGTGTGTACACGGTGAACTGGGAACCGCTGCTGTACGTGCTGAAATCAATGCGAATGCGGTCCAGCGTCAGTGGGATGTCCGATGTCAGTTGTATTGGTGGGTCTTTGAAATGCGCAGCGAGACGCTGTTTCCACCCATTTGACGAATCCATGCTATTTGGAATTCGTGACGTATAAATACATTGTTTTTTCCACACAAACGGATGTTCGGTATAATTGTCGGTATAATTGTCGGCGTGTGGTTGGGTCAGACGTTTACTCTTCCAAACGTGCAAGAGACGGTATCTCGGTGGATGGCATCTGCGCCCGTACAAGACAAGACGGCAGAACAAGAGGAAAGTACGACACCGGCGCCGCCCGTGTTCACCGGTGAAATGCCCGTGGATTAAGAGTATAAGTGGGGGATACGTCGACAAAAAAAATGTTTTGGATGACACTTGGGTTTATATGTGGCGTGTACGTGGGCCAAGAGTTTTCAAACGCGCCGCGACTGAAACCACTATTGAGTGACCTCTATCGTAAAATTGTAGGATAACTATATAAATGTTTTTTATCTTTTAAAAAAATGGACTACGAGTGTACCGTGTATGTTCCACCGAGCACCGACGTGCAGCAAATTCGTACGTTTTTGCGCGAGCATGTCATTTTAAACAACCCGCCTTACAATGTGCCGCTCCTTTTACAACCCTACCTAGCACCGCGGGGCCGCCCGTTGCGCATTATCATTTCCAGAGGAAGACGCCAAGTACACGTGATAGACGAAAATCACGGTCCGGCGAGTCGCCACGTGCTGCAAACCGCGATACGCGGGTTTCAGCAGCATCGCGTGCGCCCGTCAGTGACGCCGCACGGGTTTCAAGCCCTACAGCGCACGCCAACTCCTATCGCGCCGGCTCCTACAAAGCACACGTGTTCGATATGCCTGGAAATTATTATGGAGCACGAACTGCAGCTTCTTCCGTGTGCACACAGTTTTCACCAGCGCTGCTGCCAACGCTGGTTTCGAACATCTCCGACCTGTCCCGAATGCCGTCTTCCTTGTCAGTGACACATCATGCCATGCATGGCATCGCGCCATATGCAGGACCGCTTGCATTTTTCACCCGCATGTTGAATGTCGTCCATATCGATGCATCCATCTTGGTTGGTGTCGCAATCTTCGTAAAGGCGCTTGTACATGGGGCCTTCTATGGCCAGAATAAAAGGTCGCGACACTGTTTTATGCGAAGTTTTTGATAATTTGGCGTGGAGATGGTACGCATTCAAACATTTTTTCTTGAGAGCACACGACCAGAATTCGTGATGGCCGACGGTACAAACTGCGTGGCAAACGCCCAAGAATAGAAGAAGCAGACAGGCGCGAATCATGGTTTGCAACAACAACACAATCCTTTTATACTGCGAAAAAAAATACTCCATCGAGAGGGCGATGGTTCGATGTCTGATTTACAGATTGTGCAATGGGTCTTATTTGAAAACGAGTTGTATTTACGCAGACATGCCTCGTGGACATAGGCGCCGCACTCACACCGTGACTTTACCACATTACGCGTTTCGCTGCAAATATAACATTCGGCGAGAGGTTCTTGCGACATGCACGCTTGCACACGTCCGCCTAAATACATAAAACGAATCCATTTGTGAAGAGCCAAACTTCTATATATTTCCAGTCTTTACACCTACAATGAGCTCCCTCGCCAACTCTCACAAATTTTGGCGCGACCGCATCGAACAGCTGCGGGAGACGCTAGAGCAAAAGTCGAGCACCGACCCTCGCAACGTGTTGACGCATTTTTTCCTACAGGCCATTGACCACGAATTCAATCAGGAACTGATGACCTGGAGAACGACCACGAAAGAGCTCGTGAAAATGGCCATTGAGCGCATGTTTGAACTACAAGGAACTCCAAGACAACGGGCGGCTTCAATCATGCGCGAAAACCACACCGAAATGTTAAAATATATTCGCTTGGCTGACATAAGAAACCGTGTCGTATTTGAGATTTACAAATCACGCGGTGCCACCGTAGACACCTATTTTGACCGTTTTTCCCAACCACCTGGGTCCGCAGAACAAAACGCCCAATATGCCAAAATGGCACACGGTAGTGCACTGTACACGACTGCCAGACATACCCAAATACTTTCCGACGTCATCATTCGCATGGAACTCTTGAAGCGCATTTTCATAGTGTATGATGTCGTGTTTCAGACGGCGGAGATGCCCGGGGAAGGGCAGCTGAACTGGCTCACGGATGCTTGGATGAACCGGATTCAGTCCGACGGCTTGGGACAACTCGTGTGGGATTTGTTTTTAGATATTTGGGCCATTGAGAGAGGCATTCCGTAATTGCGCATCGTGTATGTATGCGTAGGTCGTTTTTTGTATGGGAATACGAAGAGTTGTCGGGTCATTTTTCGTCATCGCGCATAGTTCGGACGCTGTTGGACGGCGTCCTGGGTCGTACATGTTGTACAGTATATATTTTTGCATATTTGAACGCGCGCGGCGGTGTATCATTTCCTTTTTTTCAACAGACTGGCGACAACCCATAGTGTTACATAAGTTTCTTAAAAAAATACAAATGGCCGTAATAAATAAGTTACTTTATCTTAGCATAAGATATTTTCCAATCGTAGGTTCTCTATTCGCGAAAGAACTTTTGACCCCTCGGCTGGGATTTTTTTTCCGGCGGCGGTCGAACTTTTCTATCGGCGAAAGAGATTTTTTCTATTCGCGAAAGAACTTTTGACCCCTCGGCTGGGATTTTTTTTCCGGCGGCGGTCGAACTTTTCTATCGGCGAAAGAGATTTTTTCTATTCGCGAAAGAACTTTTGACCCCTCGGCTGGAATTTTTTTTCCGGCGGCGGTCGAACTTTTCTATCGGCGAAAGAGATTTTTTCTATTCGCGAAAGAACTTTTGACCCCTCGGCTGGAATTTTTTTTCCGGCGGTGGCGGATTCTGTCAAGATCCATAGTGGACACGTCTAAACATACAAGTATGAACAATGGAGTACAATGTGTATAATTTGTTAAAAGTCTCCCCGACAGCTTCGCCCGTAGAGATTATGTCCAAGTGCCAAGAGTACTGCGACCGTTGGACAAGAGAAGCCGTGCAGCATCGTCTGGAAAAGCACATGCCCCAAGCCGAAGCCGTCGTTTCATCTCAGCACATATGGCAACAAGGTGAGCAGTACATTAAATCTCTCGCCGCCATGCTCTTGGACCCCTCGGCTCGCAATTGCTACGACGCATGGCTTGATGCGGTGCGGTCACCTACACCCGAAAAAAACGCACTCATGCGCGCCCGACTTCAATGGTTCAACTCAAGCATGCACTCATCGCCCGTGACCTTTTCAAAAGCCATGATTGAAGCACTGTGTGACACGCCCCCCAAAAAGAAAAAAGCCAAACCCTCCGCGCGTACGGCGTCCCTTCAGCCAAAATGCCGCGCATGCTCCAATCCATTCTCATTTAACGAACCCTACACTGTATTTCACTGTCACTGTACGACGCGAGTCGGCCACCCCGAGTGCATGGCAGCATTTTCGACACGTTTCTCCGGGAGATGTCCCGTGTGCCGCAATAAGATGCTCAAGCGCAATGAAATCTCTAAGTACCTGTTTTGGAACGTCCGTGACAAGTATCGTTTCCTGTAGAGTCGATAGACGTAATCGCCGATTTATACAGCACGTGAACCGTACCATTTTGGTCTCGGATGGAGTACGCGTTGTGCTGCTGGCCGATGCATCGGCCCTCGACTTTATACTGAAACGCATAAAAACCCCCCACAGAGGCCAACTGGGTATTCCTATCCGTTAATAGCAACAGAGGCACCTCGGTATCGATTCCGTACTCTTCAAACGAGCCCGTGGACTCCACGTTGATTTCCTCGCCGTATTCATCCTGTATTTGCCGCCTGTCCTCGTGGGATATCCAGAAATCATCTCCTGGTCTGAGCCAGTTCATGTGTGTGAGTTCGCGTAGTAATGTCTGCACATTGCTACATCGAATAACCGTCTGTGTCGTTTCGGCGCCTAGTTGGCGCTTTACAATAATATTTCTTTCAGGTACAAATGATTCGGTCAAAAACATCTTTAGAAAATCGTAGCACGTGTCGTCGGGCATAATGCGTCGTCTTGTTTTGGCGCTACTATCATTGCAGACGCGTGTAGGCCACGTATCGTACCATTTTTTCACGTGCGCAGACAAGGTCCCGTCCAGTTTTCTGACTCGGGCACTTACGACGCGCAAGTTTCCCTGAAGGATGTGGCGAATGGCACCGCTGTAGAGTCCCGGTGTGGGCGGTGATTCCTGCCACGTGTCGTGCAATAGTTTATATTCTAGAAAAACACTTTGACCCACGGCTAACACGGCAGCGACGGGGTGGTTGTCATCGTTTGTGGAGCAGTAGACATTGCCGTCTGGACGGCGACAAAACAAACACTCTTTTGGTACATCGACCGGGCGCACTCCCGGCATGGAATCGACCCGGCGGTAGCGTTTTTGCGACGCATTGTAACGAACTGCCACGTAATGTTTCATATCGCCAGTGTCAATCGACACGACAAAGCCCACAAACGACGGGTTTTGCTCGAGTGCGGACACGTAGTAAGACGGCGGTATTTTGTCAATCGCAATGCGCTGCACCGTCTTTCCCTTGTTTTCCAAAATGCTCTGGAGCACCTCGACGGAATAATAACCCAAGTTTGGGTCATACATCTGGTCGCCGTACGCCCGAGTCTCCAAATCGCGCGCACACTGGTCCATTTCTTCGCGCGACACGATATAGGCACCGTACAAGTTTTGCAACGTACGCATACCACATGTCAAATCGTCCGTGGATTGGCGCACCACTGACGTTTGCTGCTGCTGCGGAAACGTCTGGGACACGAGGTTGGCGTCCTCTTCCTCCGATTCGGACTCGGATTCAGACTCGGATTCGGACGCAACAGTTTCGGCGCTCTGCAACCGCATACGTTCTCGCCGCGCTTTATTCGCCGCTATCATTCTTTCAAATACGGACGACATAGTAATTACACTAAAAAAACAAAGACTATATACTTGATTTTTTTTATACGTCCCACTGATATGCGGCAACGCCTTCAGCCAACTTGCGCGTTTGGGCGACTTCCGGCGGGTCAAACATTGCACGGCATAAACGACTAAAGTCCATCGACCCGTACAGTATACCACGGTAATCTTGACGCACCAACAGTAGCCATAACTGAAAGGCCTCCGCAAACGTGCCGTTCGGTACGAGCTGCACCGCGCCCTTGTGTATGACGTCGTACCGCTGGCTCCTCTTTATCACGACGGGCACCACGACGTGCGCCAACTGAGACCGGTGTGTCCACGACTTTTCGCTGTCGCAGTAGAAAAACTTGAGAAACGACACGTTGTACGTCGACATAAAGTGCGCGTGCGCCATCTGTAAATGCAACGCGTCGCGCACCTGCGGATGTTCATGCAACTTTTCCGGCTTACCGTACGCCGCAATGTTCGACAGGGACTCCAAATGCGCGAGCGGACGATTTTCCGCCAAAGACTGGTAGTTGGACACGCGCGACCCACGCACGCGGTACGAAGACCGCACATTGTCCGTCAATCGAATGATGTTTTCCCACACGCGCTGCTCCACACAATCGCGAAACTTTCGAATCGTCAAATGGCGGTTTTCCTTCTCCACAAAGTCGGCCCAGCGCGTCTCCGGCAGCGTCGGAGGAGGGCGACACTCCCACATCGTAAATTGACAGTACGCACGGCGCGCCCCACAAAAACGAGCGTAAAATTCATAAATCAACATCGGGTGAATCTGATACGTGTCCTCGTCAATCTTGAGACGGTACTTTTTTATGTCAATGAGACGCTGCGGGGCCGCATGCATCACAAACCAGGCCGCACGGTACTCGAGAATGTCCAAATACTGCAAAAGCATCTCGTCCACCGGGCGAATCTCCGTCCATCGGTGCTCGAGCGCGTCCAGGGCGTACAAGAGCTCCGACACCGACCACTGGGCCGCGTCAAACGACGCGTGCGTGCGCAAACGATTCTCCTTCATCCAAATGCGCATCGCACTCGGCACCACCGTGCAACCCGGCTTGGACGCCAGCCAGCGGCACATACTGATGCACGTATACAACAGCATGCCCTCGCACCAGCCGTTTAACTGACCCGGTATACGCTCGAGAAGCGCGTGCCAGTGCAGGAAAATGTACTGCTCCAGCTTGTTGGCCAGGCGCATGTAGGGAATGTCGTCGTCCGCGTCGAAAATCATAGAGCCATCGGCGTGGTTGAGCAAAATATCGGTCGTATCCAACACATACAAGAATAAATCAACCTTGGTTGTATCTTTATTTAAACCATAACTAAGACACTCCTCCAACGTATGGCATCGAAAAATGCTCTTATAGTTGGAACGGTACATTTAGGATAAAAGACATTACATTTATAGCCCGGTGGAGCCAAATCCATCGGTGCCGCGCGCCGTGTCGTCCAGGGTCTTGACGCGGAACACGGTTGGATTCTCGTGCTTGTGGATGACGAGCTGGGCCATGGCGTCCCCCTTGCCCACCTCGTACGCCGTGTCGGAATGGTTGAGCAGCAGCACCTTGATTTCACCGCGATAGTCGCTGTCTATCACGCCGCCAAAGGGCATAACACGGTGGCGGAACCCAAGCCCCGAACGACCCTCGATTTTGCCAAAATACCCACGAGGAATCTGAAGACACACACCAGTGCCCACCACACACGAGCCGCGACTCGGAACCACGGCCGCCTCCGAGGCACACATATCCAGACCCGCCGCACCCGACGTTTTGCGCCTGGGTGTCTGAGACGGGTCGCACACCGCCGCCAAACCCACCGTATTGTCGTACGACACAAACTGGCCAAATCCCTCCGACTCAAAAGGCAAACGCCCCACTACATTATCCTCTACCTTTTTCATAAAAGAAGCCATGGTTTATTTTAGAATAGACGCATCTTTTTATTCGACGCATATGTACTACTTAATCATCAACCGGCGGCGCTTATGCTGCTGCTGCAGCGGCGCCGCCACGCGCAAACACTTGGCCCGAAAACGCCCGCGCGGAAAATCAAACTCAAACCCCGTGCAAAACGCACGGCAGTCGTAGAGGACCGATTCCAGCGCTTTCAGACGCAACGCGTCCATGATTTCAATGTCAATGCTATACACGTCGGGGTCCGACGTGTCAATGCTCGCCGTAAATTGACAATCCACGCCCTCCATCGCACTCAGACGATTCAGCAAAATGTTCAAACAACGGCGGTCCTTGGCGTCGACCGACGACAAATCCCACGAAGACGCCGTCGACGCCGTGCTGCCCCCATGTCGACGCCGGCGTTTCTTACTCGGGCGACTCTTGTCCTTGCGCCACACGTCCATGCGCACGTGCGGGTCCGCCATGCACACCATCACACTGCGCACTGAATCATTCATGTCGCGAATGCTCTTAAAATCATCCATCGTCATCAACGGCAACCCGCGCAGGATGGCCACATAACGACGAGGATAACTCGTATTCGTACTTAACGATAAGTCCGTTTTCACAGCACCGCGAATATTCGCAATATAGTGCAGTGTCTTTTCAATAAAGGCCGACTCCTCCGGCTGCAACGCCACCGGCTTGTTCACGCGGACAAGACGCTTGGAAACGGATAGCGGAGCTGGTCGAGAAGATGAAGCTGATAATAAGACGACATCGCCACGGCGGCCATCATCGCGCGAAAAATCCATAGGGTTTTGTTGGGACTGCCGCCACCGTCGGCACCTTTATACTCGATATTCAGTTCCACCGTGCCCGTGCCCGTGATAACGCGCGAACGCACGCGTACCGCACCGTGACGGTACGAAATGTGGCGCCAGGCGTCCATGTCTTCGTCGCGAACGCCGTCCACGTACGAAAGACGCAACTTGGCGCCCAGTGTGTAGTTGAGCACGCCGATGACGTCAATCGATAAATCCGGGCAGCGCTCCGCCAAGTCCGACTCGTACAAATCGTCCACGATGTCATTCAAACTTTGCTTGATAAGCGCCGGTAAACGAGGAGTAGATACATTCATATTTTAGTTGACGTTTAAAATTTTTATATACTAGTTTAGTTAAATCCATTTATCAAGCCGAACACTGAGCGGCCCCACAATTGTTTTGCCATTCGGTTTGGAGAACAGTGCACCAGGCCGTTGACCCGGTGACGGTTGCATCGCCAGTGCCACCGCCGCACGCGCATCCTTGTTCGAGCCAATACTGCTCTTTGCTGTCGCAGTTGTACTCGTCCGGTGGCGTCCCCGTGTCGGACAATACAAAGGTTTCAATACCATTGCATTCAAATGATTGGTACTGAGCCACTGATTGTTCATTGCCCCAAGCACTTCCATCCCAGCACTTGTATTTGTAGTTGAGAAGGCCGTCCGTGGCGTCAGGGTCGTCGACGAGCCCGAGTATGGAAACCGGTGTGTCTGCATCCGAACATTTCAAAGATACACTGCCCTGGGTTTCCAAAATCACCTCGACGGCCTCTGACAGCAAGTCCAATCTGATATCTGCGTTTCCGCATATTTCGGCACCAGAAGTAGAATCTTCAATGGCCTTTACTTCTAATGTATTTCTTTCTTTGCCATACTTCAATTCAAGGTTGGCGATATTGGCAGCCTCGAGTTTTGCCTTAAACCTCTTGGGCAAAAGTTTGTCGGTGCCCACTGGTACAATCATGGCGTCTTTGCCCGCTTCCTTCGTTTCTGCCATACCTGCACGCAAAAGACTGGCACGCGCTTTCTTGTCGTCATCCGTAAGGTCGGCATCCTCGACACCGCGCCGGTCCAATTTGTTCATAATACTACCGAAGTTAGGCTTTGAGTTTGTGCCCGCCGAGCCCACCCACGTCTCGAAGTCGGTCATGATACTGTCTGCAGTTGCGCCCACCACTAGCATATCGTTCACTTTACCGAGTTGGGTGTTGGCAAAGTTTTTGCCTCTTTTGCGTTTCTTCTCCGCGGCAGTGCCCGTGGGCATATCGCAAGCGTGGGGGCCATCATCATCCGTGGCGAGGGGGTTGTAGTTGTAGGCTCGTTTGTTCATGCAGCCCTTGGCGTTGATAGTCAACGTCACAAACTTCTCAGAAGATGACATTTCAGCGGCGTCGGTGGCCTTAACACTGAAAGTGTAGGTAGCTAGTTTCCCAGCAGTGGCCCAGTGGAGTGACACTTCTCCCGTCGCGGAATCAATTTCGAAGCCTGACACCGCGTTGCTTAGCGAAAAGGTGACGCCACCAGAAATATCCAAGCTGTCGTCCGCAGCTGCTGTGTAAACCACTCCGTCAAACCCATCACTGGCTTTGAATGTGGCAGTGGCCGCGTCGGCCGACGAAATTGTCGGCGCAATTTCGTCTAGGTTAATAATGTACGCGGTTATCTCTCCACTCGTACGACCGTCGTTGTCCTCAATTTGGAAAGTGTACGCAGACTTCTCCTCGAAGTCTGGGTCGTCGGCGAGTGTCACTTCTCCGGTGGCAGTATCGATGCTGAGGGTTGAGTCCGCGCCCGCGCTCAGTGAATAAATGGCGCCGGAAGTTCCGCCAGTAACCGTTGCAATGACTTGATTGGTTCCCGAGTTCTCATTTATATTGTCGATTTCCACAGTAAGCGGCTTTTCATTTAGATTTCTCTCTTCATAACCCGCCGCCGACGACGTGAATTTTATATATGGTTGACAGTCTCCGCCCGTGTTGTCGAATGTAATGGTCGCCAAATCTTTCTCGGTTGAGCCCGGAAACGACCCGTCAAGTGACGCCCATCCAAAAGCCAGGGATGTCTCAGCAGCATCAGTTGATTCTATGCCTGCCGCGATGGCGTCAGAAAAAACGTCGGATACCCCACTTAGCGTGCTTAGCGTGCACGCCGTGTTGCTGAACTTGACGGCAAACCCGACGCCAGTTGTCTCTGCACTAGATGATTTGTACTTGACAGTAATGGCTGCTTGACCGGAAATCGCTCCCTCAAGTAGGTCACCATTAGCATCATACAGACCTAACTGCTGGTAGTTGGAGTCGGCGTGGGCGCCCGCCATGAAAAGTCCCAATGACGCAAGTTTTATCAGTGGTGTTTTGAACATATGTTTTCTAAAAAAAATAGCCACTTATATAGTGTGGGTTGGTTTTATGATACACATATGTTTTCTCGCAAATGCGCCCCATACTCAACACACACAACCAACATGCTTGTATTCCAACATACGTCGACGGCCCGCTGGCGCGCCGAAGATGGCACCCTCGAAGTGGTGCTGTATGGTCGCACGGCCCAAGGCGCGTCGGTGGCACTGCGCGTGTCGGGATGTTCCGCCTACGGATTTATAAGCGGTGCCGCCGTCGACGCTGCCTTTCGGCGGCACGTCGCGACGCTCGTCCAGTGGCACATGTCCCTGCAGCGTTCGGAGCAGTCGTGCCGCCGCTACAAGGACGAGCATGGCGAGGACAAACAGTCGCACAAAGTCTATCGTGCCTGGTCGGGCTTTTTTTTTCCGCAGTCGGAGGCGGCGGGCGTGTCTTGGTCCCGCTGCAGCGGCTTTAACATTCGCCGCGTGGTGGACGGTGTCCCGCCTGTGGCCTGGAAATTTTCGACCACCCGTTACGACGTGTGGCGCGCCCTGTTGTCGCTGTTTCGCGACCCCGGTGCCTTTCGCACGCGCATCGAAACGTTTCACAAAAAGATGTCGGGTCTTTATTTGGCGTGCACGGACGCGGGACATCCTGTGTCGCGCATGCCGTCGCGCCCGGTGTTTGTGGCCCTGCACGATATTGAGCTGTACGAGACCATGTTTAAACCCGAGCTGGTGTGGATGGTCGACCGCGAGCTTCCTGCGTGTTCGTGGATGTGCGTGGATGATTTTACGTCCGTGTCGCCTAAAAAGACCTTTTGCACGGGCGAGTACGCGTGCGCGTCGGACGCGGTTCGTCCGGTGGCGGAGCCTCCGATTCCTCTGGCGCCGCTGCGCGTGGTCTCGTACGACATAGAGGCGGTGCCGTACGTCAATCCGTCGACGGGCGAGTGTGAGTTTCCCGACCCCGGTCGCGACATTATCAGTACGATTGGCGTGACGTCGTTCGACATGGTTTCGTCCGTCTTTGTGCAGGACGTGTTCATGTTGGAAGTGGAGGGCCAGCCGCAGTGCGAAAAGCTACCGCCCTTGTCCGACGAGGCCCGCACAGACGAGTACGACCCCTCTGTGACACGCGTGCATTCGTTCCTCGACGAGCTCGCGATGTTGCGGGCGTTTGCGGCGTACATTAAGGACTACGACCCTGAGATTATCACGGGGTACAACGTGTTGAATTTCGACAATGTCTATTTGTTGAAGCGCATTCGGGCGTTGTGTGGTTGCGGCGCCGAGGACGCGTGCGACCGTTGTGCCGCGGCGCGTACCTTTTCGCGCGTGGCGCGTCCGACCCGTTTGAAGAAGCGTTACACGCATACGAATCAGCGCGGAGGCCAGGAGACCTGGGAGGCGTCGATAGAGGGTCGCGATTGGATGGATTTGTACCGCGTGGTCATGACGGACCACAAGTTGCGGTCGTACAAGTTGGACAATGTGTGCGAGGAGTTGTTGGGCACCAAGAAGATTCACATCGCGTACGATGACATTCCCAAGCACCAGCAGACACCGGAGGGGCGCATGTTTTTGTCGCAGTATTGCGTGAAGGACGCGTGGCTTCCGTGTCAAATCATTGTCAAGCGTTGCAAGTTGGTGAACGCGGTGCAAATGTCGCAGGTGACGGGCGTGCAGTTGACGGACATTTTGCACCGTGGCCAGCAGATTCGCACGATGGTGTTGATGTTGCGTTTTTTGAAGGCGCGTTGTCGCCGTGACCCGTCTCATGCTCGCTGGTTTTTGCCGGACGAGTCGAACAAGGTGGCCGTCGTGGACGAGGGTTTCGAGGGCGCCGTTGTGATTACCCCCAAGCCTGGGTTTTACCAAACGCCGGTGGTCACTCTTGATTTCGCGTCTCTGTATCCCAGCATCATGCGCGCATACAACATGTGTTTTTCGACGCTGGTGTCGTCGTGGTCGCTGGCGCAGCAGCGCAAGTTGAAGTGGACCCCGGAGACGCACGGCATCAAGGACCCGGCGCACCCTGACTACCCCGAGGTGCGCCCGGTGCGTTCGTTTGACTATCCCGAGGGCGGTCGTTTCGAGTACAAGCTGCAAAAGACGGACGTGTGTTTCGTGACGACAAAGAAGCGCGTGGGCATTCTGCCTGAAATTCTGCAGGCGCTGCTGACGGAACGCAAGCGCGTCAAAAAGATGCGGAAAAAGTACGGCGAAAAGTCGATGGATTATGCGGTGTTGGATGGTCGCCAGTTGGCCCTCAAGGTCTGCGCAAATTCCGTCTACGGGTTTACGGGAGCCGGCAAGGGCTATTTGGGCGAAAAGCGCATCGCGTCGAGCGTCACGCGCGTCGGCCGCGGCATGGCCAACCACACCAAGTTCATGTGCGAGGAAAAATACAAGGAGCACAAACTTGAAATCGTCTACGGCGATTCCGTCATAGGGTCTACTCCTCTAATGTTGCGTATCGATGGAAATATCGTTGTTCGGCGTATCGAAACGTTGGCAACGAAATGGTCTGCATATCGCAATGGAAAAGAATCGTGCGAATTAACGGGTGTCGAATCTTGGACAGAAAAGGGGTGGACACCCGTGGAAAGAGTCATTCGTCATGTCTGCACTAAAAAGCTCGTGCAAGTCCACACGCACACGGGAAATGTTGTTTGTACGACCGACCATTCGTTGGTTCGCACCTCTGGCGAAGAAGTTGCACCCAAAGACCTTGCTGCAGGCGACAGTTTGCTTCACCATTGTCCTGCGGAATTTCCGGAGCGCAATCATACGTGGACGGTTGGTTTCGACCGAGTGTTGACTGGGCCGAATGGCCAGACATACCATTCACTCAAAGAAGCGGCCGCTGATTTGTCGGTGCACAAAACGATTTGCTACACTCCGCAGTTTGCTCGGCTTTTAGGAATGTTCGTCGGAGATGGCTCGTGCGGCAATTACAACACCACATCGGGTAAAAAAAGTTCGTGGGCCATCAACAACGCAGACAAAGAAATGCTGAACGAATATAAAACGATTGCCCAACATATTTTTCCAAGCTTCGAGTGGAAGATTTTACCCACGCTGGAATCTTCAGGTGCCTTCAAATTAGTTCCGTCTTCTTCAAAGTACGGTAACATTGCACGCTTTGTGGAATTCTGGAGAAACATTTGTTATAATGAAAAACGCGAGAAAAAAATGCACGATTGCGTCTTACAGTCGTCCGAAACACATCGCCAAGAGTTTTGGAGAGGGCTGCACGACGCAGATGGCACAAAAAAAGGTTCGCCCGAAATTTCACAAAAGGGAACAGAAATATCTCTGTCCATTGTGATGTTATTGCGCTCATTGGGATGGGAACACGTTGTTGTCGACGCGCGTGCTGATAAGCCGGACATTTTCCGCATGCGCGCCCGTCACAAGACAAGGAAATCGCCAGACAGAGTGAGAAAGATAACAGACTGGAATCGCGTCGAAACATTTGTCTACGATTTGACCACAGAAAATCACCACTTTCACGCGGGCATAGGAACAATGATAGTCCATAATACCGATTCGGTCTTCGCGAACATTCCGGCGTCGATGTGCGACACGAACTGCTCTCGCGAAGAGTTGATTGCCAAAGTCGACAAACTCGGCGACGAAATGGGCAAGTTTTGTACCCAAGCGTTTTTGCCGCCGAACGACCTCGAGTACGAGAAGTTCTACTATCCTATCCTGCTTAAAGGCAAGAAGCGTTACGCCGGCCACAAGTTTGAACCCGGCTTGGCCCCCAAACTAGACGTCAAGGGTTTTGAGTGCGTGCGGCGCGATTTCGCCCCCATCGTTAGTGCAACGCAAAAGGAGGTGTTGATTCGCCTCTGCAAGCAAAATGACGTCCAAGGTGCGATTAATTATGCGCGCGAGGCGGTGGTGCGTTTGTTGGAGAATCGCGTGTCGGTGGGAGATTTGACGATGTCGAAGCAGTTGACGCGGCCGCCTGACCAGTACAAGAACCCTGCTCCCCACACGGAACTGGCCAAGCGTTTACAGGCCACGCAACCGGCGCACATTGCACCCAAGACTGGCGACCGTATTGATTTCGTGATTCGACCAGGGTTTAAAGGCGAAAAGACGTGCATGCGCGCCGTGACGCCCGACGACGTGCGCGATGGTGTGGCGGCGGCTGATACGCGCTGGTATTTGTCCAATCAATTGGAGAAACCGTTGCGGCGTATTTTTGAGATGGTGATGGACAATGCGGATGATATTTTCCGCGTGACGTCTGTGCGTGCGGCGGCAGTCACATCTGTGCCGATGATGCGCAATTTCATCCAAACCACGGGCCGGGCGCGCGCGGCGCCGAAACGAGAGGCGGTGGTCTATCACAAGAAAAAACGTCGTAAGACCACGACGAGCGTAGACATTACATCCTTCTTTAAATAATCACTATAAATATATCTTTTGGTTACATAATCATGTCCGTACATCCATTGTCGTCGTTGGCGCAAAATGTTGAAGAGCGAATGCCACCAGAAGACCAACCGTCACAAATCAAATTGAGTACATCATGGGGTGGTCTGAATGAGATGTGGCCGTTGCACGAGCGCGTTTCGTTAAAGGATTACACGGTGACAGGCACGGTGACAAATGAACAGTTGGACGGCGTAACGGACGACGAAAGACGCGAGGTATCACTGGTCGAACGGCGTCTTCTTTTGAACATCATGTTGCAACGTCACAAGAATAACAACCCGCGTTACCCGGGTAATGGTATCGTGGCAGACACGGAAAACAACCGGAGAATACTTTCCTCTGAAAAGAAGGCCATCGACGCTGAACGAGATTTACAGTCTCAGATGGCGGAGGAATCCAAGGCGGAACTTCCAGAGATGTTTTCGGAATTTCCGCAATGTACGCTCGCCAATACATTGTCTTCTCATTATAGCATTGAAGATAAAATGTACGGCCAGGATTCGTTCGTGAAGCGAGACGCCTGTCATTTCAGCTTAAATGCGACCGTGGTTGACTTTGAGGACTTGTACGAAGGTATTCTGACCGCACTGAAAAACGACGCGTTTGCGCGCTTTCGCACACCCGTTGTTTTCCTGCAACATCCGAAAACCGCGCGTTTGTTCTCGGATGTGAAAAATGGTTCGGGGTTTGGCCCCAATGCGTCGAATGTCGATTACTTGCACCGCAAAATAGACAAGCCCAATTCAAAAAAATCGAAAATTGCTCGAAGTCATCTCCTTTACGATTTACTGTCACAATATGAATTGGAAATGAGCGATGTATATCCAAACTACGAAAATGTTGACATAGGCGACCCGATAAAAATAGGTGACACACCTTACGTGGTGATTGACAAACGCGCACGCTTGAACGATACATTTGAGTTTTTACTGGCGCGCGAGACCGTGGCTCTGCGTGAATTGTCTCTGCACTTGCGTTTGGTCCCCGTCAAGAAGGACACACCGCTGCTGCATTGCGTGATAAAAGACAATGTGGTGGGCGCCATCGAAGAAGAAAAGGTGGATAAGACGCTCCGACATTGGGAGGGCGAGAAAGACGAGGTCGCATCGAAAGACAAGGTCGCATCGAAAGATGTGCTCTTATTGCACATCAATCGGGGACAAGTGCCCCCAAACGCCGATATGACTTGCCACACGTTCACCGCGAAATCGTTGTGCAAAATATTAAGGCGGTGCATGGACGACAAAACTGATTTTGCACATTGGTGCTTGGTTCAGGCGGTACCGCAATTTTACTTTTTGTATCTCGAATTGATGACATTGCCCGCGGAGAGACGCATTGAAAATCATGATATCTTGATGAAATTACTTCGCAATTTGATTAAGACGCTGTATGCGAACGAAAGCGTGGAAGATTTTCTCATGAAATGCGATGGTATCAATCCAATCACCTTTGAAGAGAGCGACCCGTTCGAGGCGATTTTACCGGATGTTCAAACCGGCATCAAAACCAAGCTCAGGAACGTGTGCATGATGCCGGATGATAAATGGGTGAACGCCGCATGTGTTGCGCTGGCATTGCGCCATAGTACCAAAGGTGCATCTGAAGACATGATTTCGCTCGCCTTTCACGCGATGGACAGAATATCTTCAAATCATCCCGAGTGGAAAGACGCGGTCGCCTTTGTGTCTGGATTGGCTCGTTTGGCGAACGAAGATGTCGATGTGGATGCGTGGAAAGATAGCAAGTGGCAGGATGCGACGGCGAAACGCAAGCGTGGTGGCGATAGGGAAAGGACATTTCAGGAAAAGGACGCGAAACGTCGATTCAAAGATGCCGAACGTCTGGCGTATATTCTAATTGCAAGGTCTCAATTTAAAAATGACATTTACAGAATAGAAAACTATGAGCGCAAACAAAAATCGTGGTCACAAGTCTCGAAATCGGTTGAACGCCTATTTAGTGAAAACGCCTCGGGCCTTACGAACACTGTGAAAGAGCTGTATCCTGAGTGGTCGGTCACAGAGAAAAGTGTGTTTCCGTCGACGACACCACATCGCGACGCCCAACTCCGTGCATTTTGCCACGGTAACACGGACATGAGTAATTATTCGGACGATAGTAATTTTTTAAGTCGTGTTTTGAACCTTGTGGGGCGTTATGCGTTACAGAACTGGCCAAGGCGCACTGCCTTTGGAAACATGCCGCATGGCGAGGCCGAATTTAAAAGTGACGTCGACCCGACTATACAGAAAGCAGCCGTGCAACTTCGCAGCGACATGGCTTCTTTTTTGGTGATGGACAATGGTAGTCGCGAGGTGTCAAAAGACGTGCGTTATAAGGGCGCGACGATGCGCATGGACCTGTGTCCATTTACGCGCGTGGACTTTGGTGACAAGGACGTGTTGTGGATAGATGACCGACTTTTGGCCGATGATTTTGATTCCAGCTGGGTCGCACATGCGCCATTGATTTGCATACCGTCGATTATTCGGTCCATGCAGCAGCACGATTACCATAGTGTATACTTTGAGGGCCATAACGCCATGGGGCAACTCGAGGGTTTTGCCACTGTGCTGTGCATTCGCCGCGAAGAGCTTCGGTATTACGTCACCAAATATATGTCGCCCCACACATATTTCGTCGTACTGCCCGACCGTGCACCCGCTCCGGGCCAATTGGAACGTATAAAATCGCTCAAAACCAACCTGGCGGCAAACATCTTCGGCGACGCGCACGCAGAGGAATATAGCGATTTGGACACGGCGTTTTTACGTGCGAAATGCAGCAATGACAAAAGTGCGGTGGCGCTACAGAAACTCGAGAGTTATGAAAAGTTTGTCAAATCTAGAGGATATTCGGCTGGAGACAGCAAATATTACGCGTACGTGGTCGGCGACCTCCTTTTGCAGCGGTGGAGGGGCGACGATTCGATTGGACAGGCTTCCAAGACTGCAGATTCGGACCAATACTTGGCGATTATGGACGACCAAATGTCGCCCTTTGAGCATCAATTCTTGGCCGAGTCCGATAAGTCGGACATCGAGTATGGGATTATGGAGTGCGTGCGGTTACTTGAAGACCAAAATCACATCAGTATGAACCGACGCGACGGGAAAGGAGACGGCCTGTATGGTCGTTACCCGCTTACGCATGCTGCTGCCTTTCGTTATGCCATCGAGGTGCTGAAGATATCCAAGGCCGGACTAGCAGGGTTTACTTCTATGGCACCCGGTAAACCGATTCTCAAGGCCAAAGTCGACGTCAACCAAATATGGGTGTATTCGATGTCAAAGATGCGCGCTGCTTTTCCTAATAGCTCTGCGCTGGTGCCGAGCTTTGCGGCGGCGGAAGATTTGTTTCAACACATCCTACTTTGGCGGTCTGGCATAGCGCGCAAACAGATGCAGACCATTAAACGTCACAAGACGACCATTCAAAGCAATGGTACGGCGGGTCGTTCCAACTTTCCGTTGCCGTACACGCCCATTTGGCGATTTCTAAATTTGGAGCGCTTTTTTACCTACAACCCCACGTACAACCAATATTCGCCGGTCAACATGGGCGTCGCCATACAAAACGCGCTCCACAGAAAGTCGCAGGTCACATACGTGATTCCCATGGAAGAACTATATGTTGCAAAAGGCAATAAGAAAAAAGACACTGCGAAAAACTATACCGAATTACTACTCGAATATACGGTCGACGACGCCCAAGAAATCGAACGCGACACCGGATGTCACGCAGTTAAGCTACGTATTCCGAATCACGGCGACTTTATTGGCATCATTTATGAAGTGGAGCTTTGTTGGCCGTTCGACAAAATTATCATGCTCGCATTGCCCATGCGAGCAAAACAGAGGGTGTTGTATATTGCAGCGCGCACATGGTACAAATTTTCTGCGGTTTGGTGGCGTGTCAATCAACTGTTTGGATATCACGCAACTTGGGCAAAGTCCGACAAGCCGTCTTCGGTGTGGTTAAACAGGCTCGGCGGCGGACAATCGGATAAAATGGGAGACGACTGCTTACCATTAAACACGTTTCACGTGTACGGAAAGCGTCATAAATTCACGCTACAGAGTTTGCGCGTACTACGATACATTCTCGAAGACGACACGACGAGACCTACTGTGAAAGAAACGTCGGTCCTGACTCGAAAAAAACGCATAGAATTGAATAAAGAGCTCGCAAAAAAACGCCAAGAGATGTTAAAGGAGCAAGAGGTAAATTCGTTCAAGATAGGGACCACCGGGACCACCAAAACAAGAAGAAAAACACAGAAGCCTGGACCTGCGCCACATGCTATTAAAAAAAGACGCGGCAACGCCCTGGCATTATACAACTTGCAAAAGGCTATGGCGGAGCGTCCCGATGACGTACTCGTACAATATTTTTCAAAAGAATTAAAACTAAAATTTTAATGTTGGTTTACAATGAATTTCATACGCTTTGACATCTCTTCCATCAGGCGAAGAGATTCGCTGGCTGCAATTTTAGCGCCGCGGTCCTCCCTCTTGCGCTTCTTGAGCACGTCGGCCAGCGAGTGCTGCATGTCGAGTTTCTCAGAACGTAAAACTGCATTTGTGCTGCGAAGCTGCTTATTGACTTTGTACAGTTCGAGAGCGCGCTTGGTGATGGCCCCATGGTTGTTCTCGAGCGCCAGCGCTTTGTTTTTGTAGGCGTCGCGTTCCTTTTGCAGGGCCGAGGCCAGCGCTTCGCTCTGCTTCTTGTGCTTTGTCAATGCGTCGACTTCTTTCTTTTGCTGCTCGACGCGCGCACTTCGGTACGCGAGGCGACCCTTTGTTTTCTGTAGTTCGTTGCGAACGAGTACGAGCGTCTCGGAGGCCCTTTTGAGGCGCTTCTGCGCGTCAGTGGTCAGTTTTGCGGTCTCGCGCGCCTGGCGTACGTTTTCGCGCATGTTTGCGACGTCTTGCTGCAAACGTTGCTGCTGCAGTTTTTCGAGAGACCAGCACGCCTCCATTTCTTTGGCCCGGTCGGTCATGAGGTCGAGGCGCACTTTCAAATCGTCACAGTCGCCGCGCGTGCAGTTGCGGCAAAACCACGTGTCTTGGTCGACGACAGATGCGTCGCACGTGCAGCCGGCGTGTTCGAACACGCCGCAGCCGTCGCAGATGACGACGTGGGCATTGGACGGCGTCTTGCGGCAGGTACGACAGTAGTAGGTCGCATCTGCCCAGCAGTCAAAACAAAAGTCGATGGTCAGGCCGGAGATATCGTTATGACAGCACACAAACGCGTTTTCACTGGTCTCTTTGCACGCGCCACACTTGAGAGACGCGTTTGGGAGCAGTTTGGTGTGCAGGGCCGAGCCCGGTGTGCGCCATGTGGAAGGTACAGTGGTCATCGTGGTGTGTGTGTGCGTGCACGGGTTGTTCTATTCTATTTAGAATAGAATGACCTATAAAAGGCAAGGTTCAAAAAAAAATGCCTAAACCACTCTGGAAAATTATTTTAGAAAACCACGGGTTTGGGTCTCATGCGAGCGGTAATCAAACATACGACAGTGGCACTATGGACAATAACACCATAGAAGCCAATATTGATTACTACGATTTTGTCACGTTTGTGATGAAAGGTATCGTCCCCCAGGCCTGGCGAGGCGCGGAGCTACAAAGAGGTACCGTGCAAGCGTCGGGCACCACCGGTTTACAAGACGGCAAAGTGCACATTAAACGCGCACTCGTGTATGCCCGCGGCGCATATCAGGGATGGCTTTTGGAAAAACTCACCAAACGCCTGGCGCGCATGGACCAAGATATCGACAAAGAGCTGGTCAAAATGGAACAAGAGCGGAAAGCCATACGCCTCGTGTCATCTACGGACGAACCAGAATCGACGTGGTACAAGGCGCTCGTAAAAAACCGCGCGACGCTCGTCTCACTCATGGTACAGGTCGAAGCCGAATTTAAAAAAATGCTGCCGGCCACGTCGCAATTAACACTGAGTGCAGCCTACGAGATGCTCTGGAAAGCCACCGGACCCACTACAGACGCCAGAGAAGTACAGCACACGTTTGCCGGCATGGCAGAAAAGGTCTATGTGTTCCAGGGGCGCCTCGAGCCCGGCGGTATCAACACGCAGGTAGACTCGAGCGCTTACGAAGAAGCCATTATTCAAAATGAGTGGGACGTGGACGAGAGTATAGAAAACTATTTCGGAGACCAACTGCTGCACATTTGCGAAGATATTCACCATTCGGGCATGGACAAAAAAGTCGAAGACGTGCTTTTTGGCATGGCCATGTCGTTCATCGTTGCACCGACCACCATGTTCGACACGCTGCTGATGGACATCGCTATCTTGGGCCCGCCGGGTACTGGAAAATCGACCATTGCCAGCTCGTTCTCAAAGCTCGCGCACTGCCTGGGGTGGCTGAGCAGTCCGACCATGACATCTGTGGCCAAATCGGAGCTCATCTCGAACGAACCTGGCAAAACGGCCATTCTTACACAGGATTTCCTCGACGGTCACATTGGGCAGTGCATTTTGATTGACGAGGCGTATTCGTTGGTGGAGGGTACGCCTGGGCAAGAATTTGCGGACGCACTGACTGCCTTTTTGACCGAACACGCGGGGATGATTATGGTCATTGTGGCGGGTTATGTGGACGATATGAATCAAAAATTCTTTACGGCCAATGTCGGCTTGCCGCGGCGATTTCCGACGCTGATTCTCCTCGACGCCAAGACCGATAAACAGCTCATTTACGCTTTTTGGAAAAAATATTCTCAACGGCGCACCCGAAACAACGCGACGATGGGTGCCTTGCAGAATGCAGATTCGTATCAAGTGCGTCATGTGCAATTTGAAAGCATGAAGATTTTATGTGAATGGGTGCCCATCGTGTCCTTGTTGAAGCGCCAGAAACTCGACCGTCAAAAAACACTTCTGACGTCTTATTTTGCAGATGTCGCCGAACTGGCACAGAATTTCTATCGCTATCACGAATTGAAAAAGCTGTCCATCAAGCCAGGATATTCTTTAAACAGCCAAATAGCGCCCCAGGCGGTTGTCGGCGGCACGGCACAAACGTACGAATTTGACGAAAATGAAATTCTCAACAACTCTGTGAATGCGTGGATTCTCACCAAGGGGCAACAATGGGGAGTCGACCACCCTCACATCAATGTGGTACGCAACGTCCAAATAAGCACAGAGACCGCAAGTACAGAATTGCAAGGGGTCCTGGACGACAAATGGAATGGAGACAAATGGGAGGACGTACTCAACGCGTCGGAAACGTTACTCTGGCGCGACATGGACGGTGGCAATTTTTCCGCGTTGAATGCATGTGGATTTGTTGGCGCGCAGAAAGAGGGCACGGAATGGACGTTGTACTACTTGACAGGTAAGGTATCGGTGCATTTGACGAGAGACGTCGACGGCCATGAGGTATCGGTACCCAACGATGGATTAAAATTCGAATGGATGGGTTTTAAGATTGACGAGGCGCTACTGGACGCCCTCGGAGGCGCACTTCCCACTACGGCAGTAAGCACCACCAATGGTAGCAACCCGTACGTTAAAAAGACAAACATAAAAACAACTCTTAAATTTTAACTATGGAAAACTATCGATAGCTTGTACAAGTCGGTGTGACTGTTTGTAATTCGGAAGACTAGCAAGTTCATTTGCGAGTTCGACCAGTATCGTTTTAAACCCGCGCATCTGCTCACTGTTGGTTTGTTTCAGTGTCGAAATGATTCCGTCGAGTTTCGTGGCCAGAACAGACGCCAAACTGCCCGACGTCTCCTTCACATAGGACGCGGGCATCGTGTCATTGTTGTTGGCCCACAATGACCGGCTATTTGTATCTCTGACAAGCCAAAATGTCTGTCCGTTAATGCGCTGCATGTTGGTTATTGTACACGACACCCAGGTGTTATTTTGCCACACCACTACGTTTTGGCCATTTTTAAACCGCAAAGGCTCCTGCACGTTTGGCTTGGCAAGTCGGGCCATCATGCTATCAATTTGTGCAATTTTGCGACGGTGTTCGGTGCTTCTTCCGAGTGTGACCAATGCTGGCGTAGTCCGTTCCCTCATCAATTGGTCGACTTCTGCCGTGCGGGCGGACGTGGCACTTGGTAATATCATTTGTCGAAAGGTGGCCTTTGTACGGGCTCGCAAAAGCTCGTTGACCCTTTCGATGCCCGCTTCGACACCTTGCCTTTTTGTGGTGGACATTGCGCCGTGTCTCGGACGTCCGCGCATTAAATCGTCTACTTTTTGAGGACTTGCCGTGTTCGTCGGCGACGGTCTGGGGCGTAGCAAACTGCCATTTTGACGACTTCGCATTAAATCATCTACGGCGTTGGTGTCTATTTTGTGTTGGACCTTTTTACGGTCGGGTGTAAATGAAAATGTGAATGGTTTCTGAGCGGGCTTTTTGACAATAATTTTTATCTGTGGTTTTGTCGCTTTTGGTCCGTCTTTTGGCTGCACTGGTGTCGAAGGAGCCGTCGGCGGAGAGTCTGGGCGTTGCCTGCGCTGCTCTTCCTCCTCTAGCTCCCGGCTGCGTCGTGCCTTGATATGTTCGGGAATGACGGTCACTTTTTGTCTGGGTGGTCCGGGCATGGTGGTGATACAGGTGGAGTTGTATTTATACCGTCATTACACTGCGACCCGTGCGAGTTCTGTCTGCAAAAGGGGGGAGGTCGACTTGGCATATGGTAGTGGGTTATCGGGCACGGTTGGAAATTCGGGATATTCGGGAGACGCGACAAGTTGGTTGTACTCTTCCTCGAGGTCGACGTCGTCCATATCCACGTTGTGGGTGTCGCGCGACAAGGCCTCGTTGATTTCGCACGCCTGGTCAATCATGTCGGCGATACTATCTTGCAACGCCTCGACGCGCTCAATGTCGTGCTGCTGCAAAAACGTCTTAAAGACGTGCGTGGTTGTTTTGACGGCTTGAATGTGCATTTTTGTCACGTTGAGCGACTCTAGGTGGTAACGTTTGTTCATGCACCCGGTGAGACGTGTTTCCAGATTCATTTTGTGATGTTTGATGATGCGGATGGTTCGAAGATGAATCATGCAGGCTCGTTTGTCGCGTATTTTGGAGAGAACTTCGCGTTTGTGTTTGTCAATTTGCGTATCGTATTTTCTAATCAACTGCTGCAAGGTGTCCTCCACGTCTTGCAGCTGGTGGATGCAATCTAAAATTTTGACAGACTTTGGACAGCAGAGGTTGCCCATTTACACATCGATAATGGAGTATTTATATGGAGTTACGTTTTTTAAAAATGTTGAGTGTATCTTTCTATCGACCCACGGAATACTTTTCGGGCGTCTTCAATCGTCTCGTCGCGTGGATGACATTGGGCGACTTTTGTCATACGGAGCTGGTCATCGAGGCGACGCCACAAGAAGTCATGGATACCATTAAACGCATTTACAACGGTGCGTCAAAAGCAGAGTACCACCCAGATGATTGCCAACGCATCGTTCAGGCTATCGAATCCCATTTTTTCGACAACCAGCGGTTTCGCGATTTAGCTCAATCTTCCGACAAGATGTGGTTGTCTTTTTCTTTGCTGTGGGGCAATCCGATGTTTGTGCGCGCCCTCGAGACAACGCACCATGATTCATGGTTTCGCATCCCGGACAAAGACACGGAAAATATGGAACTCAAAACATTTCCCGACGTCAAGCACGAACACGTACTTGAATCTTTACAGTTTGCGATTGAGGAGTTGGGCAAGAGTTATGACCGTTCTGGCGCCTTATGTTCTTGGCTACCGTCACTCAGTTCCATGCCACGCCCGTCTTACGAGTCCTATTTCTGTTCCGAGTTTGTCGTCACTGTCTTTCAACGCCTGGGTTACATGACGGATTTATCCGCCACACACACGACACCGAACACGCTCCACACCTATATCGAGAGGTCCATGAAAACCACCCAACCAAGTATATAAACACCACGGGATACGGCACACCATGGACGACATTGAAGAAAATAAAACGCTCATCGAGACGACGGAGCCCGCGACCACGCCCCTGCGTTTATGCAGGCGATTTCAATGCCGATTCAAACAACCTCAGCTCCATTTGCACGAGTTGTATCAGTTGTATTTGTTTATTGGTGCGGCTCAGTTGTTGTTTGGCATTGTCATTTTATGTATGCGCGAGCCTTTGAACGCGAGCCTTTTGCTCCACGGAAAACCTGTGGGCCCTGCGATAAACGGGCGCTGGCTACCACTGTTTGCTCTTGCGGCAACCGTGTTTCAATACGCGTTCTCTTACGTGAATGTACTGTCCAAGGGCTGGGGTGACCCAAAATCGCGCTTCTGGTGCGATTTGCGAATCATGTATATTCGCGGATTCAACACGGTGCGAACCACCGTTCGGTTCTTTTCGGTATCGTTTTGCATGCTATTTGCCATGTGTCTGTCTGGAATGGCAGAAGTGTCGACGGTCGTCTGTATGGTCATACTCACGGTCATGGCGGAATGGCAGCTTGGTGTGCTCGAACTGACAAACCAATATGACACACAACTTCAAAGCAAGGCCGAGGAGTTTGTCAGTCTTGAGGTGCTGCAATACGTACAGACGCAGCGCACGACGCCGAGTAAGACGAATTGGTCGCCGATGGTGGTTGCTGCCACCGTTAAAACATTGACGTGGGCGCTGGTCTACGTGTATTCTTCTTCTGTCATAGACGATACGCCATATAAATTCATACGCGCTCTGATTCTGACGCTCACGTGCTACACGTACGTCGTGCCGCTGCTGGAACACTTTGTGTATCAAAAGAATCTTTTGACGTTTTGCGAACTGGAGCTGCACCGTATGTGTTCGGATATTTTCTTCCTGTTAATCGTGGTAACCTTTAGTTTGATTTAGGATGCTGCGCATATGTGATGGTGTATTTAAACAGGTCGTTTTGTGGCACGATGGATAAATACGTACACGCGCGTCTGCCAAAACCACTGGCGACCAAGCTTTTGAAATTCGTCAAGCAGCGCAAAATGACGCAGTCGGCGGCGCGGCAAACCTTACGAGCATTTTGTACACATTATCGACTACATCCATCGGCCGCGGACCATTTTGGCGTCGCAGACCTCGTAATGACGCCGCAGACATGGCTCGTCTCGACACCGTACCATCGCGAACACCAGCAGTGGGTCAACGAGGCGCTTCCATCTCGAGAGCGTTCGGGGCCCGCGTCGTCCAAACGGTCACTGCTTCGGTGTGGTAAATGTAAAAAAAACCAAGTTGACTACTATGAAATGCAGACGCGCGGCGCCGACGAACCGATGACCGTTTTTGCACATTGTCTACACTGCGGAAAAAGATGGACGCAGTAAATGCCTAACACTTCAAATGCACGCCCGGTGCAGCCTGCTGGCCATTCGGCGTGCCGTCGGGGGTGACGCACCAACAATACCCGGTGCTCGCGTGACATTGCTTGGGGTGGTAAAAGCCGTCGTTCGTGCACTGCGGGACATACGTACCGATTTTAGGCGGGGGATTTTGCTTGTGATAGTCCCAACACGGTGCCGCGCCCACGGCCACACACAATAGAATCCAGTATAACTTCATAAAACTATATAAATTCGATTTGTTTAAATACAGTAAATGTCATGCATGGGGTGCTGCAGAGTACCGCTCATATTTATGTACCGCTTTATAGTATGGACGTGCTACTGTTGTTTTTCGCACCATGGCAAATACTACAGTACGTTGAAAGAACAACTCGAGTCACGCCGCGCCTACCAAGGAGGCTGGTACGAGAATGTACAGCGAAGTTTTGTCAGTACGCGCGATACGTTTTTCATCTTGATGGCCAAGCATGCGCGCCGGGACCAGGATACGACACGACTCGAAAAGGACTTTTTAGAACGATTGAGGGTTGCACTGACCAACTTTGGCCAAGTGCCCTGGGGATTTGAGACGCACTGGTTCAACGACGACGTGCCCGTGTATCACAGAGACGGTGTTCCGGTCGTCGACGCCAATGCCCAATTCATCATCATGGCATGTCGCTATTGCCAGAAAGACAACATTGCCTCGGAGGCGTTGTGGCTCGCATCACAACGAGCCTGGGAGTGGTTGTCGTCATACATAGATAAATATACCTTTATAGAACCAGTTGGGGCCTCGTGGGCCTATTCCTCAGAACACGACGGATACGTGCTCCTCACAAACGTATACGTATGCCAGGCGGCGCGTTCCATGGAGCTACTGGCGTATATGCATCAAAACAAGGCCCGCGCCCGCCACTTTCAAAAAACGTATGACAAATTTAGGAGCCGCATCGTGCCCGAAATATACAAAACACAAGAAACGCTGCCGCGTATTCTGGCAGTACGTTGGAACATGGTGCAGGACAATTTTATACAATCTTTTAATGCGCAAATATCCAACGTATACGTCCCACTCGTACTCGACGGACCTCTCGTGCCCAAAAGCACGTGGATATCTCACATAAAAGGCGCCGATGACCAATTCATAAGCATCATTTGGCCATGGGTCGGGTTTCTTTGGATTTTAACACTCGCACAGAAAAGCCAGTCGGACGCCGTGCGAGCATGGCGGACGGCTTACATGGGATACGGCCACTCGGAAACGCTGTACGACATGTATTCGCCAAACACGTTCAAACCCGTACGTCGCGCGTTTCTCAAAGCAAATGCCATGCACGCCTTGACAATTGCCCTCCAGCAAGTCGCCGACGAGTTGTCGTTTGACGAGGAGCTAATATAAGACGTCGAAAATGATAAGCGGTCATGGAAAAGGGCGCATCCGTGCGTCGTACGCGCCATATAGGCACGACCACGCGCTCGAAACCATCCATGACTACAATCGTGTGCAGTATAGGCCCTGAGCTAAAAAACCGACACAGGCGCCCGCGGTCAATCACGTAGACCATGATGCCCGGTAGCGCCGCAGTCACTGCCAGCGTGAACAGTCCCACATCCGGCCGAAACGAGACGACGTATTGGCCAAATGCTCGACTCGGACAAATGACCCGGCATAAATGGTCACCATACCATCCAAACATCGTGCCGCGTCTGCCGAGTTTTATAGTGTGAATGTGCCCTATAAATGCGCATTTGCGAGTTGTCAAATCATGACCACTCTCATCACACACACACTCGATGAATTCACCTTTGAAGATGCAGAGGCTCTCTACAAACACCAAGGTGAAATATGGTCCACAGAACAACTCACCGCACTCGTCGACATCATCAAGGCCAACGACGCCCACTGGATTCTATCACCCATGCCAACGGACCAAGACGACACTTTTCGTCGTCAGATAGCAAACAACGTCGCAATGCAATTTCAGCAGCAGTATCCGGCCAAAAGCAAACAAGCCATTCTGACCATGTTGCAGTTCATCATTCAAAATGTTCGTCTGTACACTGGGTCATAATGTCAAACGACTCCCACGTCTTATTGAGACGTATATTGACCAAATTGTGCGTGAGCCATGTCCACACTCGGGCGTCCGCGGGCGTGCGCACGTACTCGAGTGGAAAAGGATGGGTAGACACCAACCACTCGAAATGCTCGCGGCAATCCAAACACGGAAAATTCTCTCTGTAATCACTCACAGTACGCTTTAAAACTTCGGGGTCTGAGGTAGACGCATGCAACGTCGACCAGGTGTAGTCAGACGCATATGCAGACACGTACGCGAGTAGAAAATAAAAAAAACGCATTTGTATTCAATCACACATATTAAATAGTCTATCTCCAACCGTTGGTTTTGCATTGCTCGTGCGCCTTTTGAAAGCGCGATTTTTGTGCTGCGTCCAGTCCCTGCTCCTCCAGAAAGACACACGCATACTTGTAGGCCCGGAGCTGGGCATAGGGGACTTCAGTCGGCTCTTTGCGCGCCATTTCTTCCAATTGCTGAAGACGCTTTTCTGTTTCTGGTGACTCTTGGGGATTTTCCTCCGGAACTTCTTGCACCTCTGGGACCTCTTCGACCTCTGGGACCTCTTGCACCGTGGGTTCCTCAGACGCCACGATGTTTTTGCGCATGTCCTCATATTGTGAATCGACGTACTCCAGGTCTTGTTCGAGCCGCTGACGGTCCACAGAGTTGACACGCTTGCGTTTGTCGAACGCTGCTTGAATCGCGCGCCTTCTTTCCTTGCGCTCTTCGTCGATACATGCCAACAAAGCCTCGCGGTCCTTTTTTTCGCGGTCGAGCTCAGCCTCGCGCTCTTCTCTCTGAAGTTGCGCAATGAGTTTGAGACTTTTCTCTTCTTCAAGGCGTCTTTGGCGCTTCTTTTCTCGCTTCTGGAACTCCTGCATGTGCCGGGCGCGTTTTGGTGTTGCTTTAACACTGCTGCGGTCTGGCGAGTCGTCCCGCCGTCGGCGTTTTTGCGAAGGCATGGTGTACCTGCAGCGATATGTTAAATAGTGCGTGTCTGAAATGTCTATCGGCGATAGCACCGCCACCAGATTTATTTTTTCAGCCAGAGGCCACAAGTTCTTTCGCGAATAGAGATTTTTTCTTTCGCGAATAGAAAAGTTCAGTCCTCGCCAGATTTATTTTTTCAGCCAGAGGCCAAAAGTTCTTTCGCGAATAGAGATTTTTTCTTTCGCGAATAGAAAAGTTCAGCCACCGCGAGATTTTTTTTTTCAGCCAGAGGCCAAAAGTTCTTTCGCGAATAGAGATTTTTTCTTTCGCGAATAGAAAAGTTCAGCCCTCGCCAGATTTATTTTTTCAGCCAGAGGTCAAAAGTTCTTTCGCGAATAGAGATTTTTTCTTTCGCCGATAGAAAAGTTCAGCCCTCGCGAGATTTTTTTTTTCAGTTGGGTGCCAAAAGTTCTTTCGCGAATAGAGATTTTTTCTTTCGCCGATAGAAAAGTTGAGCCCTCGCGAGATTTTTTTTTTCAGTTGGGTGCCAAAAGTTCTTTCGCGAATAGAGATTTTTTCTTTCGCCGATAGAAAAGTTGAGCCCTCGCCATATTTATTTTTTCAGCCGGGGGTCAAAAGTTCTTTCGCGAATAGAGATTTTTTCTTTCGCGAATAGAAAAGTTCAGTCCTCGCCAGATTTATTTTTTCAGCCAGAGGTCAAAAGTTCTTTCGCGAATAGAGATTTTTTCTTTCGCGAATAGAAAAGTTCAGCCCTCGCCATATTTGTTATTTCAGCCGGGGGTCAAAAGTTCTTTCGCGAATAGAGATTTTTTCTTTCGCGAATAGAAAAGTTCAGTCCTCGCCATATTTGTTATTTCAGCCGGGGGTCAAAAGTTCTTTCGCGAATAGAGATTTTTTCTTTCGCGAATAGAAAAGTTCAGTCCTCGCCAGATTTATTTTTTCAGCCAGAGGTCAAAAGTTCTTTCGCGAATAGAGATTTTTTCTTTCGCGAATAGAAAAGTTCAGCCCTCGCCATATTTGTTATTTCAGCCGGGGGTCAAAAGTTCTTTCGCGAATAGAGATTTTTTCTTTCGCGAATAGAAAAGTTGAGCCATGCCGTGTATTTCTTTCCGCCAAACGCGCTACGCGCGACTCGTACAAGATGCCGAGAATACGTCGTGCGAATTTTTCAAAGACCTTCCGGCGCTGTGTTGTGGGAGCTGTGGCCTCGCCGTAACGTTTGGTGGCGCGTCGACTCTTGAAACCCACTCCTTTACCCCAAACGACATTTGCATGTGTTGTGAACAAGAGACGGACGGCTAGGAACAACATTTAGACAGTATATAAAGTTTAGTCTTGATGGTAAAGTATGTCAAAGTTACATCGCCAACACGAGACCAAGGCCGCACAAAAGCCAGAAAGGTTACCCTCCTTGTTCAGCCCCGTGCCCGTCGCAACACATTCCAATGAGGCTCCGTCTGTATTTCGCCAGCTAGACCATTCTGAAGCGTTTGAAGACGCCGAAGGCCTTTCTAGCTTCTTTCACGGCGTGAAAAGCGCCGCGAAAAGCGCCACCAAAGGCGCGAAAAGCGCCGCCAAAAGTGCCCACAAGGGAGCCAAGGGGTTGTTCGCATCGCGCGCCTTACGTAAAAAGGCTGAAAAAATCGTCAATGAGTTGAAGAAGGCGGACGCAAACATTGACAAAATCATGGACAGCGTGAAAGACCAGGAGGAGTTAAAAGAAAAAGTCCTCGAGGTGATTCGAAAAAGCAAGGGGCGGTCGAAAACGAAACAGGAATGGTCCGACGCATTTGAGGCGTTCGAGCAACATAGTTAATCATAATCTCTGTATAAATTAAACGCGTGCATCCTACACCACGCCATGGAATGGAACCGTGCTTTGCAAATACTATGGCCACACATTCGCGACGAACGCTGTCTAACCCCGGATTATTTCATGGACATTGTGTTTCGGCTCTGGCCCCAGCTCGACGAGGCGTGTCTCGTCTCGTGGCAGCGCTCGCTGACGCAGCGTAGTTGGGAGCGCGACGTGTGTGACTTTATGTGGTTGTATTGGAAGTGGTCCCGTGGAAATCGAACGGATTGGCGCCCTCACGTGGAACGCGCCTGGCCCGCGGTGCACGTCACGGTGCAAACGCATCGGCTTGCGGATGAGCTCCAGACACTTTGTATGTAAGTGGACTATAAAAGTAGATATAGTTCTTAGTAAAGGTATGGAATACAATTGCACAATACATGAAGGGAATGAAGGATTTCCCAAAGGTCACAAAGCAGACACGTACTTGAAAGATTGCGCAGACTTGCCCCAAGATATTGTGAATTATTTGAGCGTGGCGCCGGAGCAGACACGTCAGACGGGCGCATGGCGCTGGTGTGCGCCGAATGAGATTTGTCGTCACGAGTCGGAGCCCGGCTTTCGTTTTGCGGTGCGCGATATGGGGATGGGTTACGCCGAATGCTTGGTGTGGCTGCACGAGACGGGTCGTTGGGACAAGGTGACATTGGGTGGAAGCTGCGCACAAATTGCGGAAAATATGCACGCAAAGTGGTTGGCCCAGGAAGGCGTTGGCGAAGTGCGTAATATACAGTCGTTGATGAAAGAATTAGAATAGGTAACTCATAATGAAATGTAAATTCGTTTTGTTCAATACATTTGTACATGAATTGTTGGTTGTCGTTGCACCTTCCGGTGATGTCCAAGGTCTTTGAGTATTTGCAGGTGGAAGATGTACAGCGCTGGCGCATGGCCAGTCATGTGCGCGCCTCGGAGACGGACGCTCATGCGCGCCGGCCTTGGGCAGACTATGTGAATAGGCGCGGGTCCGTCTCTGCCTGTGGCGTTTGTAGACGCCGTCGACGTTGTGTGGCATTGGCCATTTGTGTTTCTTGCGGGGGTCGCATGTGTGCAGATGATTGCTCCGCTTTGACCGGCTGGGGTGCGGTATTCTGTTTAATGTGCATTTGAGGTATGGCTGCGGGCGTGTTGTATGTACAGCAGTCGAGTGCCAGTTGGGACCACGTGTTCCATGGTGTTTCGTCGACTGGTTTGTGGTAGGGGCGCGTGTGTGTGTCGAAAAATAAATCTTGCATGTGTCTCGCATCTTGTATGTATTTGTGTTTGAATGCACGTATCAATACAATGCACACGAGCTTACCATAGGCATATACGTCGCACCGCTGGTGACGTTTTGGTGCGCCGTGTTGGATATGTTCAGGCTTATAATTGGCGGTGCCGCCCAAAATACCGTCGTCTCCGAGGCGGCAGCTGAACTCAAAGTCGGCCAACTTGGCGTGTCCGTTGACCATAATGACATTTTCGGGCTTGATGTCCCGGTGTGCTATTCCTTGTGCGTGTAACCAATGTATCGCGCCGGACACGTCGCGCAGTGCGTTCGCGATGAAACCGTGGGTGAATGCACTGCCGAGTCTCTCAAACAAGTCGCACGAGCCCAAATCCATGGAGACTGCATAGACACCTGCGACGATTTCAATATTTTGGCGCGGTTTGAGCAAGTGGCGTTCTCCGTCTTGTAATGTGCGTATGAGTTCATAATTTTGAAATATTTCTTTCGACTGATATACTTTCCATACTGTTTTTTGACGAATAAAAAAGCTGTTTTTCTGGTATTGGCCCTCCAGAAAGGGCGCGACTTTTGCCCCCATCTTGCGCTCGAGTAATTTATGTGCATGCGTCTTGGGCGCAGAAAAACATTTGGCCCCCATATCTTTTTCGAAAAATGTGTCTTAAGTAATAAAAATCCATCGGTGCCGACTTGGATCCCGTGTGATACCATAGACTTTAAGTAAAGATGGATTTGTCGAACGAATATTTGGAGTCTGTTTTTGCCAAACAGTGGCGCGCGTCCACGCGAGGGTGGAATCATACGTGTGACCATTGCTGTTCGATGGAGCATTGCAATATACAGCGCATTGTTGGCGGCGTGTGGCGCAGCGGTGATAAAACGCACGTTTGCGTGCGTTCGCTTTGTGAAGACCACCCGTCGTGGGCAAATCGTGGCACGTTGAAACGTCGGATTCACAATGTGTACATGTGTTGTACGACGGGTGCTTCGCACTGGTGCGACGAGCAATGTCAGTCCACCTATGTCGACCATACGGATGGGGGTTATGTGTGCAGGATTTCCGGCATTCGTTACGAGTCGATTAAATCGGACACGTGGTTTGCGCCGCATCAGATTACAACGACCCAACACGAGATGAAGGACCCCCTCAAGCTGGTTCGCGACACCGACTTTCAGTACGACGAAACAAGCACGGATACCATTCGCCAACAACAACATTTATATGTTAGCAAACAGCAAATTCAGGCCATTCTTTTTTCGAATGACCGCCTGTACATGGAACAGCGCAAATACGTTGAAATGCGGCACGAGGCCGAAAAGGTCGTGCAAAAATACATCAAAAGTTGTGAAAAAAAAGGCCAAACTGTGGTGTTTACACATATTATACAGCTATATATCAATCAGATGAACCGGCGACATATTTTTCGCAATTTGTTGCCGAAAAACAAAAGCGTCGGCGACATTACAGACCAGTACGCGCATATCGTGTGTAAGTATTGGGCGCTACTCACGCGGCGTATTCCGCTCGGGGTCCAGACCCCTTCACTGTTTCCCATTAAAATTTTCACCATTTCGATTCTGTACATCATGAAGGGTGGCCTCTCATTGGGCGGTGTCAACGTCATTCCCAAAGACAATTACCTTTCAAGTGTGTTGCCAGAGGCCAACACATTAGACTCGTATAATGTCAACAAACCGGCGTTCACCCAGTGTAAAAATAACATTCTGAAGGGATATCGCGAGTCTAGCGAACAATATCACATAGACCCCAACACGCTGCTGATTAGACGATGAAATCGCGCGGGTCACAGGTCACTACAATCTCAAAGGAACCACCATCGTACATGTGGTCTACTTTCTGAAGTGTTCCCCGAATACGTAAACGCTTCACCGCGCTGACTTTCTGCTTGCGCTGTTTTCCCACTAAATCTACATAGGTAATTTCCGTGCTCGCGTACTCACATTCGGTACCCGTGTCTTCGTCGATGGTGGTGGGTTCCGGGACCGGAAACCATTTAATATAGGTAGGCGCGCACCGCAGTAGAACTGGAGCATCTCCGACGACTTCAAAGCCCGCTCTCCCTTCAATAGGTATAATTTTGTTCATGAACGGAATCAGGCCCGCGATATCGTGCAGTTTAACGGTGTTTTTAAACGTCCAGGACGTGTCGTCGCTCCGATGGTCACACTTTTGACAGCCGCGTCTTTTGGGCGGTGGCGGGTAGGGCGGCATGTTGACGCTGCAATTAAACTTGGACTGTAACTCCCATTGGTTCGAAAACTTCATGCCAATGGGCTTTTGGCCGCAGCAGGTCCATCGGCCATTTAAGATGTAGCCCGGGTGCTGATAACAGTCGTGTGTGCCCATGTTGGATATCATATCGAAATTTTGACCACAATTCGCGCACATGTGGGGCTGGTGCAGCAGATTGAACGCGTCGTTGATGTCGTTTCTAGACGCATACAGGGCGACTGTGGGGATGGAACTCTTCGACGAGCTCATTCGTTGTAACGTGTGTATAGACATTTAAATAGTGACTATTTAATATGACAAGTGTATTTTTGGCATGTTTATTGGCCAGCGCGTTTTTTTCCGCGATCATAATAATTTTGATGTAGACAGCATCTCTGAACTTGAAGGTGCATCTGCACGTCTCGCCAACGGCACCGCACTCTTGGAGGCTGAAATTGTACCGACAATAAGTCTTGAACATTGTCAGAAATCACAAGTGGCCCGTGTCGAAGGTGACACGCTTATCAACCAGGGTCTCTTTGCCGTATCTAAATACGGCAACTTGCGCGTCTTGCGGCCAAATGGCGTTGAACTGATAGCATCCACGGCCACCGGAACATTCGACGCATACGCATTCGATACGTCTCGACGCGCACTGGTTGCTTCGGAAAAAAAAGAACAGACTACGCGGCTATGTCAATTGACGCCGCACCGGCGGTCATACGATACGGGTACCAGAGTCATAGAGGGTTGGTGCATGATTTACCGCACGCCATTCGTTGTGTTTTGGACACTGACACGGATGCACGTTATGGATATGGACAAGGGGTCCATACGCCCGCTTATAAAGCATACGACGCGTGTCACGGTGGTCCAGTCGTCCCCCGTGGGTGACACGTGTTTGACGGGAGATAATGGCGGGTGTTTGAGTATATGGTACACGGCAGCTTGGGACAACCATCATCACATTCGCATCGCCTCGGACGCGCTGCGCATCATCTCGGTCAACAATGAAAAAACAGCGTGCGTCTGCACCGATACGGCATTTTCCGTCGTGGATGTTTTCTCGGGCAAGATTACATTTAGTCGCGACGCACGGCTTCGACACGTGTGCATGTTAAAAGACATTATTGTGGGCGCCCGCGGCCCGATGGTGCTGCTGTTTTCGGCAAAAGACGGAACCGGGCTCAATACGCTTCACATGAACGCACCCGTGCATGGCGTGTTTAACAGCGTGCATCGACGCTGCTGGGTTGTCACAGACACGTCACGCTGCGAAATGCGATTTGGCGACGACCAGCTCGAATGGTCCAAAGAGTGCTACGAATGGATTAAAGCGCCGACACTACCCCTTGACACACAATTCCAATGGCACGGAGAAACGAGTCGGCAATTGTTGACACTTACCACCGACATTTGGATGTCGCGTTTGGTCAAGTATGAATTTCCCACAGAGTGGCTGCGCGACGCGGCGCTTCGCGATTGTATATGGGGCGAAATCCTCGCAATGTGTTTAGATGAGTTGCCATTTGCGGAGATATACGACCAGTTTTCGCGCAACTCTCTTCGCTCCCATTGGTTGGACCGATGCAGGAGATATCTTCAACTTGCCGCTGAAAATTACGAATGGAATTCCAACGTTCTGTGCCTGCTCGAACATATGCCTCTTCACACACTCGACATGGCCGTCAAAGAATGGTGCTGGTTTCACCACGGGCGAACACGCTGCAGGCCTGTTCTTCTCGAAATCACCGCTGCAGAACGCGGGACGGATTTCTTCGAGGTGATTCGCCGCGACGACGTGTCTCCGGACGCCATTTTATGTCTGGCCGGAGACGCAGTGGGTCGCTGGTTGCGTGCTGGTTTCGTGTGCGTGTTCATACGCATGTTACAAGCCTATCGAAAGTCGTACGATTTGCCACCGTCGCATCACGTGTGCCGCGTTTACGAACACGTGTTGTCGCACTGCGCCCATGCGTCGGGTCCCCTGGATATGCCGCGCGAGGAGAGCGGCCATTGGAAGGTCAAAAAGGTGGCTACTCTCATGCCCGGGCAATATATACGCATACCACGCAACAAAGTCGCGGTCGTGATGAGCACGCGGCCCTCGGTGAAAGTGTCGACCTTGCGGCACGGCACGTCGATGTCACTGCCCGACGAGTTGCAAGAGATTGAATGCTGGTGCGCAGACCGGCCGTTTCCAAAAACAATGATAGAGTGTTACATCTGTTTGCTCCGCGAAGACATGTGGCGCACCGACGAATCTACCCCAAAGAATTACACCTGGTTTCGGTCTGAATTGGGCGCCAATTTGATGGTGGGGCGCACCGTGCACGTGTGCGGTCGTCGTATGAAAATAGCGAGCGCGGAATATACGAATGGAGAGGGGTGTTTCGAAACAACCTCGGGTCTCGAAGTACGCCAATCTGAACAGTTGCCCATTACGTACGAACCCGTCCCACACAATTATATACGTGCACATTGTCTGGCCATCTCCACCTTGCGCGATAAGACGTGCAGCGCAATTGCACGCGCGGCCCACCCTTACTTTTTACACGTCGACCATGCGTCGGTCGCACTCGGATGCTGCATTGACGTACCTGTCAACGCCGAAAGAACATGGGTCTCTGAATCCGGCGTGACGGCCATGACTGCGTCCAACACGCGTGTATACGTCGGTTTCATGTCCGGTGACGTTGCGGAAACGGCAGCGATTGGCGCGTCACCCGTACGGCGAAATCAACGCCTCTTTAAATCGCACACAAATCCCATCTTACGCCTAGAGACACATCGCAACACGCTTTGGTCGCTATGTCCAGACGCACTCTGCGCGTGGAACATACCCGAGGCGCGCATTGAAGCCCGTATAGACACCGAGTTGGAATACGTGGATATGTCGATGGCAAAGGATTCGCTCTGGGTGCTGGAAGTGGCCGGAAATCGATACGTCGTATCCGTCTGGCATCCAACGTTACGCATTCGCAAGCGTTTTTTAGCCACGAGCATTCCTGTGCAACAGTCTGTGACTCCACAGCTCCACGGTACCATTTTGCGCATCAACAAGGAGTTTTACGTGCTCGACCAAGCCACCGTGCACGTGCATACCATCCAAGTAGAAGGCAATGTGACGCGCACGGTTCACCACGGTGGTCGTCTCTATGGTATCACGAGTCTGAACACGGCGTTTTGCACGGACGAGCTTGGCGATTTGCTTCACCAAGCCACGTATCGGTCGTCTTACCGTCTCACTGCAATTTCAGTGACGCAGGACGATGTGGTCTTGGGAAGAGACGACGGACGTCTGTGTATGTGGGATGTCAACGAGAGCGAACTCGGTATAAGTACGACGGCCATCGACGACGCTGTCCGACACATTTTCTTTTGCGGTGCACACGCCTACGTCGCCGGTGGACAGCACATCGCATTTGTGTCGGTTGTCCCGAGAAGGCCCGAGATAAGTTGCCTCGCGCTGGTCAAAATGTGCGAATGGTCGCATGCTTGGAAAACGCGCGTCATCCATCACGCGCGCGACATTGTACAGCCCGTCGTCGTAACATGCATGCTGCACCGGGTGCCTTTTGACATTGTCATGCAGCTTTTACTATACTGTACTGAGGAGTACGAGCACAGGGGCGCGTGGTGCAACGACGAATTCATCGAAATACTACTGGAGCTGCCGAGTGGACCGATGCGAAGTATTTTTCGTCGTCTCTTGACATACCGCGGGCGCAAGTTCGCGTGTCCTATATGCTCGGACGACGAGATGGTAGACGACATTGTATATATCGAGGGTTGTCACCATTATTTTCACAGGCGCTGCATACAAGAACACATTAAGAAGACCCCAGAATATCACGAGGAGATGCAGTACCAATATGCACTGTCTGTGTCTCTGCGTTGCCCGGTGTGTCGTGCACCCTTTGAAGAAAAGGCCGTCCGAAAAGATTCGCTGGCCACCGAGATGTTTGACCGCGACTGAGAAGCTCGACAACACAAGACACGCGCAAATGTTTTAGTGAATGTTTATTACAATACAGAGAGCTGCTGGCGCATTTTGACGGAGTATAGTAGACGCACGTTTGCCGCGAGCATGCGTGACAACGGGTTCGCCGCAAACGCGGCGCCGAGACTCGTGCGCGGGCAAACTCAAAACACCGCTTCCCCCATGCGCGCTTTGACGTAGCTGCGCGGTGGCTTTGCACCCATTGTACATAGTCTTGCATAGAAAAAAAGGTGCAGATATAGCCCACGACGTCTTCGGGGAGCATTTTGGATTGTACAAAGATTGTATATATATTACACTGTGTCGTCACATAAGATGGCGGCGAAAAGGATTCACAGAGAGCTCAAGGATGCTCGGCGCGACCCGCCAACCAATTGCTCGGCGGGCCCCGAGTCGGATGATTTATTTCATTGGTCGGCGACGATTACGGGCCCGGGCGACTCTGTCTACGAAGGAGGTGTATTCATGCTCGACATACGGTTTCCCACAGACTATCCGTTCAAGCCACCGCGTGTCAAATTTCGGACGAAAATTTTTCACCCCAATGTCAACGCGGACGGTGGGATATGTTTGGACATCTTAAAGGACCAATGGAGTCCAGCGCTGACTATTTCCAAGGTATTACTCTCGATTTGTTCGCTATTGACGGACCCGAATCCGGACGACCCGTTGGTACCAGACATTGCGAAAATGTACAAATTTAAACGCACTCAATACAACGCCAGGGCCCGTGAATGGGTGGCGAAATACGCAACTTAATTTAATGGAAATTAACATTTAATTTAACTATTTTTTGCTTTGTGCACTGTTTTCCTCCTCTTCAAACGGATTAACCTCGACGTAATCTTCCAGGTGGTCTTTCTTCAGCTCCTTTTCGAGCTTGGCGGCGGTCATGGCCTCGAGAGCGGGGTGTTTGGGCTCGTAGGCGGGCTCTTCCTTGGCTTCTTCTTTGTCAAACTTGGGTTCAAGTGTTGTGGTCACGTTGGTGCGGTTGAGGCGAGACATGTCTTTTTAGAAATAACCTCCGTATATATACCGTAAAAATTTAAGCGGAGCATATTCACACCGACAAACGTTTTAGGGTCAAAAAGATAACACCATGCGGCGATTCTACCAGCGCCAAAAAAAGCACAAGCGGAAAAATGTCATTCTCACTATCGTTAGTGACGACGTTCTGCGTGTAAAGTTGTGGAAAGTCCCAGAAAAGGCCTACAGGGCACTCTGTGACGATATTGGCTATCACGGTCGGAAAAAAACATTCGACGTTTCTGTGAATGACTACAAAACTATCCTGCAATGGTCCAACACGGTCGCACTCGACGTCGACGACATTCCCGATGCGCTTTGGCGCATGCGCGTGAGAAAAACCGCCGGTGTATTTCACCAAGAATCTATCCCTGAAAAGCTGTGGACCACGCTTTTCGACTACCAGAAAGTCGGTGTGCGTACCGCCTTCGAAACGTTCAACGGACGCGTACTGCTCGCCGACGACATGGGTCTCGGTAAAACGCGCCAGGCCATGTCCTTTATCGCCCACTGCTTACCAAGGCGAACCCTTGTCATTTGCCCATCTTATTTACGTTATCACTGGAAAGTAGGCATGTTGTCGTGGCTAGACGTAGACGATGTCCAGTTGGTGACCAAAGGCTCGGAAACGCTCGAGGCAGACATTTGCGTCGTGTCTTACGACATGCTGGCCAGGCTAAAAATACCGACGGGCGTCTTCGACGTGGTCGTGTGTGACGAATCACACTATGTCAAGTCCCGCAAGACAAAGCGCGCCAAGGCTTGCACGCCTCTGGTCAAATCGGCACGTTTCGCCATGCTCATTACCGGCACGCCTGCTCTCAACCGCCCCATCGAGCTGTACTCACAACTACACATGCTTCGCCCCACGTATGTACGCACCTATACGCATTACGCCCAGCGCTACTGCAACGGCAAACCTACGCCGTACGGCTATGACGACCGCGGCTCCTCCAATGGCCACGAGCTGCACTGGGTTCTCAAGCGCGCCTTCATGATACGGCGCCTCAAACGCGACGTGCTCACTCAATTACCGCCGAAGACGCGTCACACAGTGTGGCTCGATGTCACCGCAGATAATTTGAAAGACATTGACTCTGGTTTTGCCAAGTGGAAAAAGCTGAACTCGACCATCTACAAGCTGCCGTCAGGCTCCGAGCAGCAGCGCGAGCAGCTTTTCGAGCGCAAAAAGATAATCTCGGAACTCTTTCGCGCCACGGCCGTGGCCAAGTGCGACGCCGTGGCGCGCTGGGTCATGGACACGTTGGCTTCTGGCCAGTCTTTTATCTTTTTTGCCTACCATCGCAACATCCTCGACGCTGTCGAGGCCGCCGTACAGGGCCAGTACGAGTACATGCGCATCGACGGCTCCACGCCCGCTGCAAAGCGCCAGAGTAACGTCGAAGACTTTCAGTCCAGTCCCAACATGCGCATCGCCATCTTGTCTATCATGGCGGCCGGCACGGGGGTTACCCTGACGCGCGTCTCGCGCGTCGTGTTTGGCGAACTGTTTTGGGTACCAGGGGTGATGATTCAAGCCGAAGACCGTGCCCACCGCATCTCACAGACACAACCGGTGGAAATCACACACCTTATGGGCACCGAGACGTTGGACACGTACGTGCACCCGTCGTTGTGCAAAAAACTGGCGACGCTCGACTCGCTGGTCGACCGACGTAACGACCGCACCTTTGCCGGCAAAACAGTGACGCACGTGGCCGACGAGGACGAGGAAAGCGTACTCTCTTTACTCTCTAAACATGTATAATCGGATTTTGTGTGTTTGTCTATAAGAACTCGTTTATGTGTAGAAATGCCCGTCAGAGACTTGCCCGGATATATTATATTTGCCGGCGCATTGATGTGTCTCGTGCTTTTATTTGCGGCGAGACAGCACCCCCCATCTCGAAAAACTATTTTGGAAGCGTGGCAGGGACGCGAACATTGGGAGCGCGTCGATAACAAAAGCCTGCGCGCTTCGGCACCAGAAAAACCAAAAGACAAAAAGGGCTACGACAAAATATACAACATGATACAGAATGTGCAACGCGATGCGTGTTCCCAAGTGTACGTGCTCAAGGGCGAAAACGCAAAAGAGCCCGACGTACATATCTGTTTAGACACCGTGAAGCACCCGTGCGTCGTATACTCGTTTGGAATTGCCGACAATTGGATATTCGACGATTACATGGTATCGAGAGGCTGCGATGTGTTTTCATTCGACCCAAGCATGTCAGTGGGCAAACACTGGCGGTCCCAACACCACCTGTTCGAGCCTATTGGCATCGGTGCAATCTCGGGTACGCACCAGGGCGCGTCCACGCTATACGGTGGCAAAACCGACTACCAAGTATTAACACTCCACGATATGATGAAGCGTTACAACCATACGCACGTGGATATGATTCGCATGGACGTGGAATCGGCAGAATGGAGTGTTCTCGAGCACTGGCACGCCACAAAAACATGGCCCAAACAATTACTACTGGAAATACACATGTGGAATGCAAAAGATGAACAATGGCACGCTGCACTGCTCGAGAATATCCCAATGACGACGTTTCATCAAGCCCAGAACCATTGGAACAACCACCGACTTCACAAAGACATGACACAAGTATATGAATTAGGGTTTATTGGTCCCCATGTGGTCCCAAAAACT